AGAGCTTGAGGGATTTGGTTCAGGCGCTTGTTGCTGATGAAGATAACTTTGCCGATAAAATCAAAGCTGCTAGGAAGCGAGTCTTCGCTCTCACCGCCGCCGCGTTCAGTCATCCAAGCGACGCGGCGCGTGGGCATTGATTCAAGAGCGGCTTTGAGCAGATTGACCGCGGTTTCATTGGTCAGCACGGAGTCGCAATCATCGAACACGATGATCTTGTCGCGGTTGTCGTGCATTGTGCGATACATGGACTTGGGAGTCGTGTAACCTTTGATCAACACGTAGTCTTCGTCTTCTTCAAGACCCTGTTCAGTGAGCTTGTCAAGCACGGTGAAGGTTTTTCCAAGGCCGCCCGAACCGGTGATAATCAGCGAGGTAGGAGTAGCAGTGGCAACCATGCCGACCATCATCGAGAGGTAAGCAAAGCGAGTGTTGATTGGAACGATGGTCTCGGTCTCGACGATCTCAGGAGCAGCAACAGCGACGTCTGTGATTACCGAAACAGCAGCTTCGCTCGTCGCGCCGCCGGAGACGATCGACAGAACCTTGCGAGGCATTTCGCGGTCGCCGATGCGAACTGTCGGCATGTCATATTTGGCGCTCCAGTCGACGTAAGTCGCTTGGGTGGGGACCCCGCGGAGGTTAACCATTACCGTCATGCCAGGAACAAGTTGTTGTTTCGTAATCATGGTAGAAACTATATCACGGAGCGGAAAATTGTAAACACTTTTTTGCAACTATTTTACAGCTCAGTCGGAGCCAAGCCAGGACATCATTTCGCTCACTTGGACGTTTCAAGTTCCAAGCAAAAGTTTAGCCCGATGAACCAATTTTGATGAATTTTCTGCCGTTCTGATTAGAACTCAACAGAAATGCGGCGGTCCTGTACGCTTACAGAGACCGATTTAGGATAGATGTCGAGCGGAAACGACGCTTTGCCGGCGTCGACTTGCACCTTGTATTCGGCGTTTTCAGACGTCCAGTCGAAGTTCCAGTCGCTCTCGTTGCCGGTTTCGACGTTGGTCGCAACGGCGCGGATTTTGACCGCTCTGACTAAGACGTCAAGTCCCTTAACTCCCCACGATCTCCCTTCCATTGCCAGTTCCCAATCCACTTCAGCGGTACCTTCAGCAGTCACTGCGTCGCCGAGCCCGTGAATATCAAGCTGCTTGACGGACGTGTGATACCCGCTCTCGCTTTCGCGAATGCCGAGGAGCTTTTTAACTGGACCTGAAATGGCTGTCTTTTCGTTCACGCAGTAACTACTCATGCAGGCCGCGTATCCAGCTCCGCGGAACGTACATGCCACCCGCCGGGATTAACAGCGTGTCGTGGCCTTCGCGATCTACCACGAGCTGAACAACGTGCCAGGTGCGCCGGCACGTTTTCTTGCGACGAGACCATTTGGCGTCGTGCCACTGACCATTGATGTTTACTTGGCAATTCGCGTCCATTAAACCTCTTCGTGGGCTGCGACAACTTCGCCTGTCGGTGTTTCTGACGCCAGGTCGATCTGCCGGAACTCAACTCCGTCGATGTGCTTCTTCAAGGCGGGAGCTCCGCAGTGCTTTCCGTGTAGCGAGACAGTCTTCTCGACCATCGATTCATTCAACCACTCGAAGTCATCCGAACAGCTAAGGTTAAGCTCTTTGGTCTTCAAGACTTCGGCGAGTGCCGTGGCGTTGAGCGTCCCGACAAGCGTCGCCGTCTTTGGACCTGTTTGAAGTATCCAGACGTCCTGGTCGTCGGCGTCCTCGCCGCAAATCAGGATGATCTCGTTCCAACTCTCCAGCTCGAACGCGCGAATCACTGGGAGTGCAACGGCACCCACTTCAACAGTTGGGCTTGATTTAAGCCTCTTGAACTGGGCTTCGTTAAGCTTGAGGTCAGCCAATTTGATGCTGACTGTAGCGACCTTTTTCATCTCGTCTTTCTTTGCTGCTGGCTTTGCCGGGGTTTCGCCGTCGTCTTCGCGGCTGATAAACCCTTCGCTAATCAGTCGCTGTGTGTAGAACGAGAGTATTCGAGCGGCGGGCTGCTGAGTGTTCAAGCAGCCTTCAAGCATTGCAACGAGGATTGGCCGAGAGACACCTTCTGGTCTCGAGGCTAGTGTTGACACAATAACCTTCGCCTGAGGAGGCAGAGTGTCATCCGCCTGCTTCAGGGCCTTGAATTTGGGGTTCATAGTTTCTTTAATCCGTAAGAAACACGGCGCCGATGAAGGCGCCGCACGTTGTTTGTCAAATGTGTTCAACCCCTAATTACTTCTTGCTGCGGGCAAGGCGCGCAGGAGCGGACGAAGCGACGAGTGTCTCGCGAGAGGCTTCTGCTTTGGTCTCAGGAGCAGGAACAGCCACAGGCACGTATTTGCCAGCAACCACTTGAATGGTGTTTGGAAGAGCTTCGCAGAGTGCTTTCTGCTGTTCAACGTTCGCGAACTTGGTCCAGCGAGCGGTGTGGAACGAGTCTTTCGGAAGCACAACTTTCTTTGTAGAGAGCGGGTTGGCTTTGTTGAAGCGCTTGGCAACCGTGGCCATTGCTTCGCTGAACGCTGCGAAGATCGCTTCGTCGAAGTTGCCGTTGCTGTCCAAGAAGACCTTGTTGTCGAAGGAGGCAGCCACGGTTTCCTGCGCGAAGTCGTTGATGTCGGCGTTGAGATCAGGATACTGGGCGTTGAGAGCGTTGAACGCGGCGTCAGCAGCTTCACCATCGCACTGCTTGTACTTGCTGGTGAAAGACATGCGGACTTGCGAACCGGTGGTATCTTCGAGCTTGATGGAATCGATGGTGGATGTAGGATTCTCGACGTTGTGCTTAAGCAAGCGGCACAGAGCGGCAGATACGATCTCAGGACGGACTTCGTCGAGAGCAGCTTTGGCGTCCTTGGCCTTAGCATCGGCGGCGTTGAAGCGCGAAACCAGCGTTCCGGGAATGTTAATCACCGGAATGTCGCTCTTAGGAGCCGCAGTTTCTTGAACATTTACATTTGCTTTTTTCAGGGCCATAATTTGTTGTATATTTGTTAGTTGTTAAATTAACCGCAATCGTGGATACACTATATCACTCTGCGGAAAATTGTAAACACTTTTTTGCAACTATTTTTAAGGCCCCTCCGCTAGTTGATTTGAACTGACGCCTGCGTTTGAGCCCCATGTTCATCTCGCACTGTAATTGTGGCAGTGATGGTTCCTGCTGCAGTTCGGCGTCCAATGACACAGAACCCATTTCCGTAGGTGACTGTCCCAGGACCCGCGAGAGACCACGAGGCGGTAAGCTTGTTATTTTGCGGATGGGTAGCGTTCGCGCTTAATACAAAGAGTCGACCCGTTGCGACCGATGTTGGATACGCGGTTGGAGATTGGATCTGAGGATTAGAGTTTCCGTTGACGGTCACATACTTGCTTGTCACGAGTGACGCCCCTGATGTGCTTGAGACGGTAATCTGTACTAGCACAGTTGACTTATCAACCAGCCCTGCCGCTGCCGCAACTGCCGTCGTGATTGGCATGGACAGCAAGCTCTTGCATCCCTTTCCAGACGCCGTCAGCGTTGCTGAAAGACCTGGAATGGAGATAACAGAGCTGTCGCTTGTCCTTTTTACCACCCACGCGATGCTGTTTATTGTTCCTCCATTTGGATCAGAGGCGTACACCGACACTTTCATGTTTGTGTCGGACGTGCTCGCGTCAGCGATCCGCATCTCTGTCCAGTCGTAGTCGATCTCAGAGACCATCAGCGGGAGCATGGTTACCCCACAAACCGGGACCTTAATCGTGGTCGAACCGTTTGCGTTAAAGACTACCAAGTCGTACAGCCCAGATGACGGCGTGGTGTTGATGGTGACCAGAGAAGCTCCAACCACATTCTGCTGAACAGAGTTGAACGTGCATGTGCACGGGCCATCCACGTTGAACCGTAGCGCTCCTGCTGCGTATGACACATTGGTGACCAACGGCGGGGCGGACACGACGATCCCAGTCTCGCTCTTCTCAACAGATTGACCACGCTCGTCGACCACGCAGACGCTGTAACTGAGCGGCCCAGGACGGTTGACGATCTTGTCTGCCTGACCGACGTTTGTGACGGACACTGTGCCGTCCCACCATTTCCAAACGAATGTCAAGTTTGTTCCGGTCGCAGTGCACGCAGCGTGCAGTGTATCTCCAATCTTTAAACTCATGAGTGTGTAGGCGTTTGTGCGGTCGGAGCAGCAGGAGATGAATCTGCCTGATAGCTCGCCGCGCTTTCAGATTTAATATGCTCGCGTCTTTCGAACGTTGATCCAGTAATAAGAAGCGCAGAAGGGTAGCCTGGATTGGGGTAATCCGTTCCTTCGTGCGAGTATGACGTTGCTGATCCATCCATTCCAATGGTTGCCATGACTCCACCCGGAGTTGAGGCAATTGACGGTGTGATGGCGACTTCGGTAAGGGTGCCGTTAGCTGGGCTGACCTGGTACATCCGAACCGTACGCTCGAAGATTCGAATCGCGTAGATCGCAATCTGACGCTTGAATCCTTTCTCAGGGAAGTCACGGTCGTTTGTCCAGTTGACCACAAGTGACCACGGCTTTGTCAAGGCAGCGTTGAGCGTGAACTCGAGAGTTGTCGTGGCGCGGTAGTTCAAAGACCCAGGTAGCAACTTCCCGACCACCACAGCGTCTCCAATGCTCAGCTCGACAGCGAACCCGTCGAAACCGGGGTCAGGGCGCCCGACGTTTCCAGCATCAATCTCAACGGCGTAGCTTCCTTTTGGAATGTCAGTGTTAAATGTGAAGCTTAACAGACCCGCGTCGTCTCTTGTGGCGTACGGAAGGTCCTGACCGGTGAACTCGCTCTCAGGGTCGTCCCATGAGTAGTAGACGTCCTTTCCAACAATCGAGCAGACGCTTCGCTGGGTTGAGTAGAGGTATGCTGGCCTGCGAGCTCCGACTGGGCTGGTGTACTCGCCATCAGTCCTTGCGTCATCGAATGAGTGATCGTCATCGATCATGATTCCAGCAGAAGGTGTGCCAACAACCTTGTTGTCCATGTAGCGAAGTTCCCACGTGCTGTCTTTTGGGTAGACCCCTCTTCCGCTTGGGTTGACCTTGTCAGAAGATAGCCCGGTCAACGACACGATTACCTTGTAGCGTCCAAGCGCAGGAGCGCTTACCTGTTTTACCGATCCTACGAAACCATATTTGTCTTCAACAGCAGGAGGATTCTTAAGTCCGGCGGCTCCTTGCGTGATGAGAATCACGTCTGATCCGGGCTCTAAGATGCAGTCGATCTGGCTGAACTCTACAGAGACTTCGCCCAACCCTGTTGCGATCTGAGGAAGGCCACTGGTGTCGAGGAACTGTTGCTCTCCAGGAACAACCGATCCAATCCTTTTTGCCACCGTGATAAGGTTTCCAGTGTCACCAAAGTACTCGGCTGGAGGAGTCCTGTAGGCTGCGACTGCCAGGTTGTTCATCTCTTCTTGCGTGGCGCTGTGAGCCAGGAATATTTCGCGCTGGCTTCTAAGGTAGCGCGAAACAGTCGCGGTGCATACCCCATTTTCTGCTCCAATTTTGTATACAAACCCGTCGTTACCCCTTGTCCATACGTGCGAAGCGCATGGATTGATTGGAGTGGTAACTAGCTTTCCGCTTGCCGGAACATCGCACATGCGAGTTCCAAGCCTCCACGAAGATGCGGGAAGTCCTTGTCCGCCTCCAATTCCAACCTCTCGTTTTAGATCTGATCCGTAGTACCGTCCGCTACCAAGATACCGAATCGCTCTTCCGCGGCGGTCTGCTCCAGACGTGGTAGACTTCTTGACGTACTCAACAGTGACTCGAGTTTTCTCGCTCGAGTTCAGCGTAAGCTCTCCGGTGTAGTAGTTGATCGTCCCTCCAGTCACGAGACCTGACAGACCTATTGTCCCTGTCTCATTTCCTGCGTTAGGAACGTCAGTGATGGTGTTTGATCCCTGGCGCACTACCACCGATCCAGGAGTAACTGGTGACGCGAGCTGACAGGTTGCTGTGGTGGCCACGTCGACATTCTTGAGGTGTGGGAATGGAGCAACCGCGTTGCTTGTTGGGAAAGCGAATCCAGACGGCAGCACCTCAATTCTCCATTTTTCTTTTCGCACCAGTGTCTCAAAGTAAGGCACGGCCTGAACAACTTTTGTGTCGCGCAGTTTTGGAGATAGCAAAGATGCGAGCTGTGCTGAAGTCTTAACCACTCCCCACATCCTTAAGTCGTGTATTCCAAATCCGGTTGAGGACCCAGAGATTCGTGTAAACGTGTCGTCTCCGCTGAAACCGATGTAGCTGACACTTGGATATGACGCTTGCGAAGCTCCGACGCTGGCTGTCACGCCTGCATATCCAGCTGATGTGGGGGTGATGGTGAGAGTGGCAAAGTTAAACTGTCCCGCAGTCAGAGGCAGCGCGGTTGGAAGCAGCGCGAGCACTCCGTTAGCTCCCTTTACCCACCACTGAATTGAGCTTCCGTTAGTGGTAGCAGAAACTACGGGTATGTTTGGAGACACCATCGCAGAAACTTTGATCACGTACGCCGCTCCGACCGCTTGGTATTCAGTTATTCCATCGATGCCGACAAATCCTCCAGTGTAATCCTTTCCAGCGTAGCGAACTGTACCGCCCATTGCTGCGTAAGGAACACCTGGTAAGATGTACCCGCTTGGAGTGCGCGCTGACCCTACTTCAATAATGGTTGAGTTCGCTCCGACTGGTCCTGGCTTAATCCACACTGCGAGTGTAAAAGCTCCGCTAATGTCCTTTCCAGCGCTGGACACCAAAGATACGCCGCTGTTGAGCTTTGTGTACCATCCCCTGTTGGAATCCCACGGGCGGTCGCTTCGTGCGATCGTACCAATCAGGTCTTGTTTCGACTTTGTCGGCGAAATGTCCGCAATGTCCGCCGTTTCTTCAGGGTGCCTGTTGAATGGGATCCAGCAGACGAGGCCTTCAGTGTGCGTCTTTGAATAAAATTTAGAGGGATCCCCGACAAGTACCCCGTTGACAGATCCAATGTGGTAAAGCTTGTCCCCCATCACACCGACTGCCGTGCGTCCCTGGATGTATTCTCCGCTACCATTCGGAACTCGAGGAGCAAGCGAGATGCGGATTGGGCGCGATTGAGTTTGAGACATGATGTCATGACCGATCACGTCAAACTCAACTCCGCTTTGATCTAGCACTGTCAGCTTTGAGGTCTCAGCTCTCAATGACGCGTCAGGTTTGTCAGGAAGATAAGTGTCAAGGTCGACCATGTCCCCGCCAGCGCACAGGCTGCTAAGCACAGAGCCGTCCTCATTCTGAGCATACTGTCCTTCAGTCGGATCTTGCTCATCTTCAGGTCTCCCCTGGTATCCCACCAAGTCTTGTTCCTTGAGAGCGTTTGTCGGCTCAGGACGCAACTTGTCTGGAGTTTCAGGAATCCACTTTGCGATGATCTGCTGTCCAACTGCGACATCTCCAGACCAGCTATACTTGAACGTGTTGATCGGAATCGGAGTTGTCACGCTATCTGCGCCAGAGTCTCCGCTTGGAAAGCGGAATGTGGCTGTGAACCCGCGAGTCACGCCTAGTTTGTCAATAACGGTAGCCGTGTAGTTGATAGTGTGCTGGTCGTTCGGGTCAGTTTCACCTGTGGCTGCAACTTGCGTTTCGCCGTCTGCGCAAAGAAGCACGAGTGAAGCGCTGTAAGGCGGTTCAGGAGGATTTGGACTTATGGCCAGAGCATCTCCGTTTCCCGTCATCTCGTCGCCTTCGGCGTAGGTTGCCAAGGTTGTTTTATTCGGAAATGGAGCGTAGATCACGTTGTCCGCAAGCGAGAATCCAAACGATAATCGACGAGGGGCACGAGTTGCAGCGCGGACCTCCTCAAAGTGCTGAGTAGACTGAAGCCCGATCTCGCTGAGCTTTGCCATGTCGATCTGCACGTCCTTATTTGCTGGTGACGCTTGGACGCGCGGTCTTACTCCAGTCCACGGCCGAAATGGAGCTTGGGCTGTTCCATCAGAGCACAGTGACGGGTTCTCGGCAAGATTCTTGTTTTTGGTAACCGCTGAAGCTCCGTACGCTTTCACGAACTTTTCAAAGTCGATAGTAAGCGACAGGTTGTAGTAGCTTGTTCGGTATTTGACCGCAGACAGGTAGTAAGGCTCAATCCTTAGTTGTCCTAGCGCTCCAGTTGTAAGTGTCACTCCGTTAAATCCTGGACCTTCTGCAATTGCTTCTGCCCACATCCTGGCGCCGTCGGGGTTGCTGGTCACTGACAGGTCAGATGAATCTGCGTCTGCGCCTCCTACGTTGAAGACGCGACTAAAAATTCCTCCATTTCCGGTAAACCTGCTGCTGGCCGCATAACAGACGCCGTTGTACAAAACGACTCCTGTTCCTACCACCGCGTACTTGAAACCTTGTTTGATACCCGCTACCCTCAACCCAAGATACAGAGGGCCTGAGGAGCCGCTTCGACCTCCGATGTCCACCCCGTTGTACGTCGCGTAGTCGTTGGCGCTTCCAGACCCAGATTGAATGGTGTATGTCTCTCCGACTTGCACCGGGATAGTTGGAATCTCGTTTCCAAGCGAGTCTGAGACCACTGAGTGTGCAACTACGTTTCCACTCGAGTCTCTTGCAATCACATTGCCAGTGATTACTGCGTAGGTCTTTCCGACCACTCCCGTGAACTGGTTTGTCACGACGTAACTCTTTGAGGTGTCGTTCCCTGAGTCTGTCACGGCGTAGACTTCAACACTTCCGGATGCCGTGCCGACTTCAATTCCGCTTGCTCCGGTGAAGATCGAGTCTTGAGCGTAGTTGACTCCTCCATAGATGACTGCTCCCTTTCCAGCAACAGCATGCAGCGCGCTTGAAAGTGGAAGACTGCGCAAAGCGTCGGTGTTGATCTCAGTTGGGCCTTGAACCAGCTCCACGGACGCTTTCCTGTGGTTTGCTCCACCTGACAGGACGTAAGCGGTTCCTGCTTTCGGGTGGCTTACTGTTCCTGTCTCGCTTACAAAGATCTTTACAAATGGGTTGTAGCCATTCACCGCGGTCGGGTAAAAGCTCTGCGTGTTTCGGCTGGTACTCAGGGTGGCGTAGCTTCCAAATGTCCAGTCTGTTCCGTTCTGAACCGCAGGCCACCCGAAGAGCTCTCCTCCATCAGTATAGTCAAACGGATCGTACGGCTGAATGTCTTCAGGCGTACTAACAGCAACCGTGGGCTCGATGTCAGGCGAGAATTTGAAGTCCTTGTCGTTAGCAGGAGAGCCTACGTCGTTTGGAAGGCGCGGCGTGAGTCGCCCCCATAGAGGAGTCAGTTTCACTTCGCCAAAGTTCATCAACCTGCCGAGCACTTCAAAGCTCTGCGATGTTCCTTTGATCTTGAGCCGCGGGAAGTAACCTGCCACGATGCGCCGCTGCTCAGACGCACGAAGCTTGCTCTTGTTGGTCTGATAAAGGACGGTGCCGAAAGTCGAAGCCAGATACTGGATGATGTCGGCGTCGACAGCGCGCAGGAAGTCAGTCCCAAGCGAGACGCTTGTCAGCAGGTCTGAGCTCATTCCCATGCGCTCAGCGGCCCACTCTGCGACATTTCCGTACCACAGCTTCCACGGTCCAGATCCAGGAACGGTGCCTTCAGGAAGCTTTGGAGTCGAGCTGTCCACCGTGAGGGTCCTTATGACAGTTCGTCCTTGAGAGCTGGTGTAAGTGGCAAAGATGACGTTGTCTGAAGTCTCAGGAAATGGCGCAGTTGGATCGAGCAGCTGTTCGTACTTCTTGACGTACGAGCGCAGATCTTCGAGGCGGTCCTGGTAACCACCGCACAGCGCTTGAAGCACTCCTCGTGAATCGAGGTTTTGAACTCCCTCAGGGATCTTGTTAAAAAGAAAATCTTCTGGCAGTGGCTGCAAGCTCATGCCATATCTACAGGTCGGTTAGCCCTTCCGAGCTATTTCTTCTTGCGCTTGAAGCTGATAAGGCCGTCCTTGACTTTGAAGCCAAACTTCGTCGGCTTGGGAGGGCCGTCAGAGTCAAGAAGCTGGTTCACCAGCGCTTCCGCTTGCTTCTCTGGTGTTAGGCTTTCAACCCTAGATGAACGTTCTTTTGCCAGGTTGATCAACTTATTGCTTTTCATCTCCCTGGCCTTCTGGACCAAATCTATGATGTCGTCGCTTTTTGGGCGGAATGGAAACAGCCTGATGATTTCATTCTCAGTCTTGGCATCCCGCCATGTCTGAGCTTTCTCCTGGCGCTCAGGTTCTGGCGCCGCTTCAGGCTCAGGGCTTCCGTGCTCGTTTCCGAACCACTGACCTTCGATGTACTCGACCACACCGTGGATGATCTCATACAAATTTCCAAGGTCTTCGTCCCTGTTCCCAGAGTACCTGATCGGCCCAAGGCCGCCCGATCCGTGGTTTCCAAGCTTTTTCTTCTTCGGCCTGAAGGAGTAGATGATTCCACTCGGGACTACATTAACTTGAAACTCGCCAATCTCCGACGCCCACGTGAGATAGTCCTTGCTTCCTCTGGTGGTGATGCCGACGTAGGACCACGTTGAAGTCGTTTTGATGTCCTGTCCTGTTGAATCCACCGCAGAGACGATCGATTGGAGATATTGGGAGTCAGTCATATTATTCGCAAGAAGCGTTGCGGCCTCTGCCGTGCGGTCCATCTCGGCGCGCCTCAAGGTCGTTGCGTTCCTGGTCCTCAGACGCGTCTGAATCTCCGGCGCGCGTCAGCGCCGACAGAGGGACCCACGACGGGCTCTCTTTTACGGTGAATTTGACCAGAACCTTTCCTTGGGTTTCGTGGCGCTTCACGACCTGACCGGTTGTTCCAGCTGGAATGCCGATGAACGGGCGCGTCAGCTTGACCTGTTCAGCACCTGGAACAGCGGCCTCAATGAGCTTACGAGAGACGGACTCTTCAACTTCCGCTTTTCCCTTCGGCTTTAGAGTTCCAACGCGGTACGTGCACAAGCGGTTGTGGATTGCCACAGTAGCATTTTCTCCCTTGATTTTGCGCACCACGCCAACAAGTCCTGTCCTTGTTACAACTTTCTGGCCAACGCTTAGCGACTCGTTCACGCCGCGCTCATACCCCAGAATCCTGCAAGCCTCTTTAGCCGCGCTCTGAGCAGCTTCGTCTTCGAGACCCATATCTCTAGCGGCGTCGATGCACAGCGACCAGCATTCCTCACTCTGGTCTTCTGGGCTCATATCGGCGTCGATTACATCGCCGAGAAACTGTTCAACTCGGTCAACAATCCTATCTGCTGTGCTCTTTTTGGGAGGAGCTGCAGGTTGAGGAGGCCATACAGCCACAGGCGCTTTCTTGGGTTTCATGTTATTGCTGAATGGGGGTAAAATGGTAGCCAGAGACAGCGTGCAGCGTGGTGCCATTGTCAAACTTGACAGTGTAATACTCGAAGTCCTTGTTAGGCTCTTCGTTACCTGAGCAGACATCCAGGCTCTCGATAGTGCCAGTCGCGCCCTCAAATTCTTCGATGCTTCCTTCTCCTCCGATGTCGGAAAGGTCGCCAAATTCCCTCGGGCTAATATCTCTCAGGTTAAACCGCACCCGCGTGCCATCGGCGAGCTCTTGAGGATCCTTTTGCTGGTGTTGTGGATCATCCCTGAAATCAGGTGTTCCGTCCTCAAGAAGGGCGGCCACCACGCGTGCCGCTTTTGACTCGTTTATTTTCATGCTGGTTAACTACACCTCGAGATCCTCGTCGGTTGCGCCGAACTCGTTTTTGAGCACGTAGTTGAACACCTCTTGCTCAAGGAAATCCATGAGCTCGTCAGTTCGCTTTCCAGAGTCGTAGATGTTTTCAAACCTCTCAATGACAATCTTCTCGAAGCGATCGAAAGCCTTCCAAACATCTTCAGGGTCCTTGACGTTGACGGCATGCGTGACGAGATCGGCCATAAGGAGCCTTCTAAGCTCGTCAACTTGTCCCTTAACGTCGCCAACAACTTCGTCCTCCGCGTCTGCAAATCCTTTGAGCGGGGTCAGAATCTTTCCGTTTGCCACAATGTCGTTCATTCGCACCCAGTAGATGTTGGTGGTAGAAGTGTCTTCGCCTTCTGGGATGCATGGGTAAAGCTCGGTGCTCTGCTTGAGCCACTCCTTAGCTGCCGGATCGACGACGTGACGCCAATTTTGGCTGTATTCCTGGGTAGCGTGGAAGTACACTGAATCAAGCTCGCCTGGACCGCCTCTTTCTTCGCCGTACGCCGGAGAGATGTAGGCTGATCCTTTCTGGTAAGTCCCAGGATTCAGCTTTCTGACGCGTCCGATGTCTCGGCTGTTCTCAGGGTCTTGGTCGCAGTGAAACGCCTCGATCGGTCGGAGTATTTTGAATTTAAACTTCCCTGACTGCGCTCCGTCAAGCTCGTTTGATTTACGCCACTGGTCGTCCGCTGGAGGTGCGCCAGGATTCGGGTTTAGTGCGTACTCGTCCAAAAGGTGCTCGACCACTTTCTTAGCAGTCGCTTGTTTTTGTTTCTCATTCATGGGATTACTTTGCTTTTGGCTTTCTTTCGCGCTTGCTGGCTGGATCAAGTTCGCGCTCGCATCTTGGGCAGGTCTTGCTGTTAAACGCAGCAAGCACTACGTCGTCGCAGTGGCCGCAATAGTAAAGGGATCCATTTTCAATCTTGCCACCATCTTCCTCGAGAAGGGCTCTTACCAGCTGGTCAGCCTTGGATTCATTTCGCATACACTACTTATGATACCCCAAGACCGCCAAAATGTAAACATTTCTTATTTGAAACGAGGCTCGCTCTGTGACAGGATTGACGCGTAGCGGTACTTTGCGAGAGGGGCCTGTACTGATACTCCTTTGCGGTTCAGGAGATGAAGGGATGGACCCTGGGTGACAACAGCTAGTGCGTCTTCAGCTGAGATGTCGATGTGAGAAATGACCTCCAGTCCGTCGTCGCTTACGCGGGTGACTCGGTATGGTGCCTCGCCTGGCTTTGGGTTGCGATGCACCATGAACCTGAACGGTGTGCCGTCAATCGCGGCTACAAAATCAAAGCGGATGAGCAAGCGCGCGGGCATGCTCTAACTACGGTCAGTCGATCAGTCGCCTTACGAGCTCGTCTGCTTTTGACTCCGAAGTTTGCTTGGCAGGAGTCGGAGGAGTGTCGCAGTTCCAATCTTGCAGCGCCATGAGCATTCCAGCCATGGCGTTGTCGTCGCCGTTCCACCAGATGATCTCGCCTCTCGCCACCTTGCCGCTTGAGTCGAAGATGACTTTGACCATGTTGGCTTCGTTGTCATGCTGGCCGTCATAAAGGACGTATTCCAAGCCTGGATCGAAGCTGAAGTCGTACTCCTCTGGGTCATGGCGAACTGGCTTGCCATTTTGCAGCAGACGGAGATCGCAGTGGTCCGCATTTTCAGCGGCGTGCTCGTCAGCATCTAAACAAAACAGCTGCGCGAGGTCGTCAAACGTGGCCTCGTGGCCTTTGGTGGGGATGTAGACGTTGCCGTCCTCGCGCTTTGGAATCCAGTTGTCGTTCATTGCTTGTAAATGTAAAAAGTCAGCGGTATCTTGCCTGATGCCCGGTTTCCCTTGTACAGCCGTCCTGAGTCAGCTCTCCACCAGTCTCCGCTAGGCTGTATCAGCTGAGACTTGAATGGTTCAGGCATCTCGAACTCGTCATCTTGGAAGATGTATCCTGGCATCTGAATCTTGGAGGCCGCAAGCCACTGATTGGCGCAATGCGCCAGGAACTTGAAGCTTGGGTCCCAATGGGAGGTGCCATACTGGCGGACAAAGTCGACGTATTCCTGTGATGGCTTCGGGTGGCCGGTAACTCGTGGAGGATTCTCGCCGAAGTATGCGGTGGCGTCGAATTGGATGCACTTGCCCTCTACGGGGTCAATTCCGATTAGGTATTTGACCTCTGGCAGGTCGTAGTCACGATACTGCCTTGCACCATAGCCGGCAAGAGGACCAGGCCCTGGGGCCCCTCCGGACCACTTTAAGGTGTGCTTGCCAAGCAGGTCATTGAGGTAGACTGCCACCTCGTAGGTGACATCCTTCAATGGCACTGGCGGGAACACGGATGCTCCCGGTACCGCGGCCTCAATGAGCTGGCGAGCCTTCATTATTTTTCCTTGCCAGGAGTGCGGCCAGTTTTCTTGGACCACCTTGCTGCAAACTTGTTTTCGCGGTCCTTGTTTTTGAGATCCTTCTTCATCTCTTTGTCGGCGCCTTTGAAACCTTTACCGGTTTTGCAGGCGGGTCCTTTGCACATGGCTTCGATAATTTGTCTTGCTCGCATGGGCTAACTATTCGTCTCCATCCCCGTCTGTGTCGCTCCAGGTGACACCTGGGAAAGAGTTATCGATGCGGTTCATAGTATGCTCGTCAGCCTTGCCCACCACCTTAAATTCCCCGCTGAGCAGCTCGGCTGAAGCGTAAGGGTCATCGACTGACATGCCGTCAGAAGGTTCAGAGGGATCCTCACCGGCGTAGTACAGGCCACCTTTAGCAAGCGAGACAAACCACATAGTAGCGCCGCCTCTGGTAATGCCGTCAATGGCCACGAATTGCTCGCCGTCCACCTCCACGATGTCACCGATGTCTACGCCCTCAAGGTACTCGGGCTCTGATGAGCCTCCGCTACCTGCGAGATCGTATTCGGCAATCAGAGCTTCGCTGGTAGACGCCTTGCGCAGCAGGAAGCCCCGCGTACTCAGGCTGTAGACTTCGTACCCAGTGTAGCCCTGCTCTTCCAGGTGCTTCGTCAGCCCGTGAGCCACGTCTTCCCATTCGCTCTTATCGCATTGGTGTTTGTATTCCCGGTAGCGCATCCCGATCTCTTCGCCCCCGAGGTGAGACCAAGCAGTGACCGAATCGCCGATGTGCTCGTCTACCCATGGCTTCAGGAGAGCGTTAATGGCGTCGTCAACCTCGTCTCTGGAAGGAGCGGGCTTCGGCTTGGGCTCGTAATATTCGTCCTCGCCAAGCAGAGACTCAACCACGCTCTGTGCAATCTTCTCGTTCGTCATGCCAATAACTATGGACTCTGACTGCTTAATCTTCGGATGGGTCGCGTAAAAGTTCTGGTTGGTCACGATCGTGTGCCTGAAGCTCTGACCTCCTGACCTAGCCAGATAGTCCTCCACCGCAAACTTGTCATCGTCCTTAGGATAATCCCACCAGACTACCACTCCCTTGCCGTCGTAACGCCAGCGCTCAGCAGGGTTGTACTTCCCAAAGTGCTTAGTGTGGTTGTCCTCTCTGTCACCTGTGACGCTAGCAGCGCGCACCTCTCCCTGATGAACTACCCCGATAAGGACCTTGCCGCGTACCTTAGATGCCTTAGGAGTCTCGGTAGCCTCGCAGTCAGCAGCATCCAGCCAGTATCGCCGTCTCTGCCAGCGCACTAGCACCTTTAGACCACCCCCGACAGGCTCGCCAGAGAAGACGTTCACGTCTGACCCGTCAGCATAGCCCACGAAGACTACCGTGCGATTGTGCTTCGTGTCGCGCACTAAGGATTGACTCGTAACAAGGTCTTTGAGTTGAGATTTGTCCACGCCATAACTAGCCCCGTTACGGCCCAAGAAATGAGCCAAGTGAGATGCAAAGGATGAAATGTCTAACGGATGAGCCACAAGCACTCGGTATGCCTTGGGCAATAGTGATCAAGAGAAAAAAGATCACGGTGTGTTGACCAATGGGTCTGGCGACCCCTATTTCAGGAGCGCGGGGAGCGGGCGTGGGGGTGCCTGAACGCGTGGGGGTGGTCAGCCCCCGGTCAACCGGTCGTGTTGGATTAGCCAACTCACGAGCGGCGATTTGGCGTCTGAGAGATAGAGACAACTCAGGTGTTATCGACATGGTTGCGTTAACAACAACGCGACAGAGCGCCAGGCATATGTTTAAAGTCTTGCCAAAGGACATCTCGAACGGGAATTAAAAAACCGTGGTGGTCATGTGGGCCTGGGAGTCTCTTGGACTGGACTGGGAATGTCCTCTAGTCACTCATTGCTCCATAATATGCCGACCATCCACGGGTGTTGAATCGACTCACGAAGTATGTGGACCTTTGGGCTCTATGGCCGCTGACTTGTCACTTCGCACTGCGAACAACAACAGTTGTTTAAAGAACTGGACTTTTTAAGCCAGCCTCAAAACTCTTAGGTTCTCATAAGCGTGGTCACGTTAACAGAAACTGCATCGCGGATAAGGATCTTCGGCTCGAACGAAGAGATCAACACGATTACGGATCATTTTAAGTTCCGTCCTGAGAACTATTGGAGGGCCGACTCCTACCAGATGTATAAGCTCACGGAGGGCAAGCGAGGCTGGAGTGGATACCTCTACCCGGTCGAGAAAACCAGCCCGACAAGCGCCGAGGCTCGACGCGGATGGCTAAGGGACGTCCTCGATCTCTGCCGCATACACCGGTTTGATCTTAACACCTCAAAGCTTCTTCCAAGGTCATTCAAGGGAATGGTTCCAGATGATGTCCCTGACGACATAGTGGCCTCTGAGTTCCAATTAGACGAGGGTCAACGTAGATGCATCTGCGCGTGGCTCTCTGAAGCGATCGGGATGTGCCAGGTCACTGTATCAGGTGGTAAGACTGTCACTTTCTGCGCCGCCGCGGCGATGATCAAGAAAGAGATGCCTGACGCTCGGTTCATTTATTTCACGGCGTCTGAGCGTCTGGCCAACCAGGTTATCAAAGAAGCCAGGAAGTTCCTTCCGTCGTGGGACATCGCCCAATTTGGTGGTGGCAAGAATGAACTGATGAAGAAAGACTCGAGTGGAAACGAGGTTTGGACCTTGTCCAAAGGTCGCGATATGGTTGTCGTGACTGGCTCAATGCTTTCTCGCCACTTCATCAAGCTGAAACGCGACGGCTGGTTCAACACTTTCGCGGGAATCCTCGTCGATGAGTGTCACCACGCTCCGAGTGACTCCTGGTCCAAGGCTATAATGGCCATCCCTGCCTTCTATCGTCTTGGTGCCTCAGACACCACGCTTTCCGAAGATAAGACGCGGTGCAGCGACATGCACGGTTTGGTCGGTCCCATCCTTGAGAAGATCGAGGCGGCGCCGCTCATTCACGTCGGACGCATCGCGAAGCCCATCGTGCATGTGGTCGACATCCGCGCGTGGAAAAACAAGTTCAAGGGAGTCAGCCAGCTTCCGACCGAGGAGACTGACGCCTGGGCGTTGATCAAAGGGGTCTGGCAGAGAGGGACATATCTTGGTCCAGTCTACGAAACTGATCCAGATCAGAAATACGAGGATGGGCTGCTTCGTGACAAAGACGGCGAGCTGGTCAAGGTGCCAAACTGCCACCGCCTCTCACTTCCAGCTCCGAATGGAAAGATGGGAGAGTTTGAGGTTGAGTCAAAGTGGTGCCTGCTTGAGCGCATGTATGACAAGAGCATCATATCGTTTAAGGAGCGCAACCAGCTCATTGCCAGGTGGGCTAAGTTCTACGCGGACCAGGGTCTACAGACTCTTGTGGTTGCCACAAGAACGCTCCACGTCTACATTCTCCAGGCGATGATCTCCAAGCTGGTCGGCGCCGATAAGGTGAGGATACTATTTTCTGAGCACAGCACCAAGCAGCGCGACGAGACGTTCGACTGGCTGAGAGCCACACCAGGCTGCATCCTGATCTCGAGTGTGGTCAAAGAAGGCGTGTCTGTTAATGAGATACGAGCAGGCGTGATCGCTGACTATGTGGCCTCGTTTGAGCTGCTAAATCAGATGATCGGTCGCATGATTCGCAAGAAGTATACCGGCGAGAACGTCGGTCGCATCACAATGTTTGTGGAACGCCAGCACCCAACCTACTACCGCGGATCTATGGATGTTATCAAAGGTCTTGAGAAGTTCAGGGCTTACGAGTTCAAGTATCCGTGCACCGAGCCAGAGTCTGCCCAGGCCGCCGAAACTTTCAAGGCCGCTGAACCTTACGCTGGCGCGTAGTTATGGCATGCAAGTTAAAAAGAAAAAAGGATCATTCAACGACTACGAGTTGAACATGTCGTGGGGCGAACTTGAAGCCATTCGCGATGCGCTGTCCCAACACCACACTGGTCCGATTGCCGACGAGCTTTTTGCCGGCATCATCTGGAGCATGGAACGACTTCCCAAGCCAGGTGAAGATGAAGACAGCAAAGAGGGCGACGGTGAAGAAAACATTCAGACTGGAGGCTCTCAACCGATTTCCGCGGGTCCTGGCGCTCCTAAATCTCCTGGTGGAGCATCTGGTGAGATCAACTCTCTCGCTGATTTGGACCGCGAGCTTCCTGCCCCGAAAGACGCTGCCGGTGAGGATGAAGGAGAAGGCGATGAAGCGCCTCCCCCTGAAGACGACGAGAAATAGTTTGGCTGTTGGTTTGTTTGGGGCGTCCTTGGAAACGAGGACGCCTTTTTAGTCACTTGATCCCGAGCTCCACTTTCAGATCGTCGGGAATTCTGCTTTGCAGTACTGAAGGAGGAGCTAGCTTGCACAGGTGTGTGACGATCTCGTCACTCATGAATGGGTTTAACAGCCACCATACGCCGTCGCCATCCGGTGCGGGAACTGACAAAATAACGATGATGGACGATGACCTGCCAGTAGGCGTTGGTGTAAGAACTAGAAGGAATTTGATTTCGCTTCCTCCTGAATGAAGAAACCTGTCAACCTCAACGAACGAGCTTCCAGCAACGCAATCAAACTTAAACCTATCAATGACTTCTTTCTGTAGCAGGCGCATAGAGCCTAGAACTTGTTCTGTAAGTATGCTATGCCTAACACGGTCGGGGTCATAACGAACAATACAGCGAGCGACATCAGCGCACTAACGAGCGCGTCTTCGGCTGGAGTGGCTCAGCTTCAGGCGATTATAGGCAATTTGATCAGCGACGTCACTGGAGCGATAAACGATTTCAAGTCTAGAGCTGACGCACGCCTTAACCAGCACGCCAGCCTTTCATTAGTGGAGGCGCATGGGGTAACGCTTAAAGCTCCGAGCACGCCGTACCGGAATTCATACGGTTCAGTCGTAGGATACTGGGTGTTTGTGTTTAACGTTCCGCGCAGGCTTGACGACGGCTCAATCGATACAAGCAAGGCTCCTGTGACGATGTACGTTCCCTGCTCTTACGTTCCGTCAGGACCAAACGGGAACGTTTCCTCTAAAGCGTCAGACGTCACGTATGTCGTGCCAGCTGGCGGAAAGACGCTAGAGGAAATATCGACGATTTACTATACTGTTCCCGATCTGTGGTGGGTTATTGCAAAGATCAATAACATCACGAACGTGACTGCTGTTGTTGCTGCTGGAACCTCGCTGAAAGTTCCAACTCAGGCGAGAATGATTTCTGAAAAGATACTAGTACTGTAATATGGACTCTGCGCTAACAACCCAAGCAATTATAGCCGGTCTCACGTCGGGTGTTGACACGGTGTCAAACAGCCTTTCAAACGCAGAGGACTCATTTATCGCAAAGTGCCAAGAAGCGATAGACGACGTAAACGCGATGATCGTGAGTGCCACAAGCGACATCTCAGCGCACGCAGCTAAAGCTGCAGTCGACGGCCATGCGTGCCAAATCAATACTTCGACATACAAATACGCGGCAGGAGGACTAGTTGGAAAAAGAGTCTTAAGGGTTGAATGCAACGGCACGACGATGTACATTCCAGCAAGCACAATACTCGGAGTTACCTAGATGAGCACCACGAATTTAATTACCCAGGCTGCGGTTAGCGGATTGCTCACTAAGCTTGACTGCATCGATTCGAAAGTAGGAGTCATAGGACCTTCTGTCGATGCCGCGAAGCTTGCAATACTTCAAGCTGTTGGAAACGGAGGACCCGCGGATGCGTCAGTTTCAGGAAGCCTTTCATCTCATGCGTCAGCAAGCTACCTCAGCGCCCACTCAGCAGCCCCAAGCGGAACTGGCACGCTTCTTCCGATAGGATTCAGGGGAGGTAACATGACGTACAGCGCCGGAGGAAACACGGTCATCAACGCGAATCACGTCATTATGATTTCGATAGGGGGTCAGAAGTACTATCTTCCGGCGTGTGAAAAGTCGGGTGGTCCGTGCTACACTCCTCCATGCGACGACGACTGCTGCTGCTATGGAGGACTTGGATAGCATACTTTCTCTTGAGCGCTGGCTTGACGGAGACTACTGCTCGAGAACCGGTACTGGGTCTGGGCGTCTTCACGGAAGAGACCTTATCTCTTTCGCGATTGCAAAGCTAGAGAAATCATTCGGGCCAGTATTAGAGATCGAGTGCAGATGGAATCGCCCGTCAAGCGGACTTGTCTCTATTGCTGTTGGAAAGCATCCCCACTCTTCATTCTGCGGAACGTGCTCAACCACCGCTGGAGAGCTTCAATTCCACGCGGTGTGCAGCGAAGGTCAAGCTCAGCCGGTTCGGCGCGTTGATGCTGTAACTCGAGTTCCATGCAAGGTGTCAACTGCTGCGGCGGTTCACCTTCTGTGCTCAGCTGACAATCTTGCGGTGTGTGTTGCAATGCGTGGTCACTGCACGAATATCAATGAAAAGTCGATGTATGTTCACGAAGCCCACAGGTTTGACTGCGCTAAAGCCTTCTTAGGAATTGGAGAAGTTCCAGTCGCTGAGATTGTGGGAGAGAGAATCTTCAAAGAAAGAACGTTCCTTACTGTGCGCTGTCGCAGGAATCAAATCGAAACCAGTTACCTTGTTTCTTACGCCAAGATCTCTGCGCCGTAGGACTCGATCTCTTCGCGCGTTAGCACCGGTTCGTCCATCCATCTGGCGGTGCTTTCAACGCGCTCCGCAAGCTGGTGTTCAAACAGTGACGGGTCGTCGACGTTAGCAAGGATCCTAAAAACCTGCTTGGCGACGACTTTATAAAAGGCGCATTTCTCGTCAGTCAGAAGAGGGCAGCGTGACCGGCACGCGTTTCGGTAGCAGCACTGACTGCACTCGGAACTTTTAAAGTACTGCTCGTAGGCGACTGCGTACTTCGACGGATCCACCTCAGTTCCAAACTCAAATTTTTGTTTTTCTGAAGCGAGAAGAGTGGGTACCTCTGGGCAGTAGTTCAGATTTCCGTCTGGACCGATAGCGATCTGAGAATACATTCCGCATCCCTGCTGCATAAACGCGGATGGCATCAGGAGCTCAAAGACTCGCTTAAAGTGCCCCATCAGCTTTAGGTTGAGCCGCCCGTTTATAGCATCGTTCGCGTCGTTTTCAAGAGCTTTTTCAACAACTTTCAAATTTGTCAAAAATGAGTCCTGCTTAACGTGACCGGCATTAAGGACCACCTTCTCCACCGGAACTCCAGTCGCAGCAGAAAGATCAGACCTTAGGATTCTGTGATCGCAGCAGGCGTCAGATGACGTTGCGCCGGCTCTCCACCTGGCTCCAAGTTTGTGAATGACTCCAACCCTTCTTATTGTCTCTTTGTACCAATCTCCCTTAAACCCAGAGTACACTCTAGAGTACGAAAATCCAGGCTGCGGAGGAGGATCGATCGACATTCCTATCACACAATCGTGCTTAACGAGGTTCTCGACCTTTCGGACCAAATCAGACTCCTCAAACCCTAGCCCAGTCATGAAAATCAACTCAGTTCCTTCTGCCGTGCACGACCTCATGATCTCAGGCATCTCGTCGATCATGAGAGAGTCTCCGCCAAACACGGTGGCGCGTTTGAACTTCTTTCCGTGCTTTTCTAGGAATGAAAAAAGAGCTTGGCTTCCTTTTTGAGGTTTCTTTGACTTTGCGTAGCAGTAGCTGCAGGACATGTTGCACGCCAGAGTAGGAACAACCATGAGGGTCAAAGGTATATTCCTGTTCACCACGTCGTGCCTTGTTCGACCTTGGCATGCGCGACGGTGATTGAGACTGAGCAACCCAGCGTATGGTTTAAGCGCCTCGATTTCTGAGAACTCAGCGTGGACAAGGCTGTCATCAACACGAAGGTCTGGGATGAAAATAGGAAGACCCTGGTTTACTAGGTAAGCCAGGGTCCCGAGCCCGCTGTCGTTCCGGGCAAGCACTACAGGGTTCAGCATGCTGCTAAGAACTAAAAGGGCTTCGCCCCAAAGAGAGACACGTTGAACTTCTGCTCAGCGGCCGTTCCAGTGTCAACTGTGATAATAAACGCGTCCTTCGAGGCATTAGGAGCTGCTGAGATACTCAAGATGCCAGCCGTGTTATTCGCGGCAATCGCGAGGCATTTAACGTCGTCCGTTGTCCATGTAGCCTTACTCGGTTTTGAGCCTGCGCCTGGCTTAGGAAGCGAAAGAGTAATAGTAAATGCGGTGTTGTTGACGTTGTCCTTACCAAGCAGCGAAGCCCCTCCGATGAGGACTGCGAATCCAGACGCATCGTCAGTCGAATAAACTAATGACTCCTTGCAAAATCCTGTGGTTTCTGTGGACGCATTGCGAGTTAGCGCAAGATAGCCTCCAGACGTTGATCCCTGAGCCGTTGTTGTGGTGTATCCGGCAGTCAGGTAGTAGGCGGATACAGTGTCACCAGTCACGGCCACGCCAGTGTAAGACGGCCCAAAAAGCTCCATCCAGTATGTTCCAACGCCAGTGGTTCCAGCGTCGTCGATGGGACTTAGCCCAGCTGGAGCTGACGCCGAGAAGACAACAAACGTGCGATTTATGACGTCTTGAAGTATGGTGACAAGGTCGCACTTGTAGTACGTTAGGCCTGGATTCCACCGACCGCACGGATTGATGCTAGTTCCATTCGCTCCATTCGCTCCAGGAGTTCCTGCTGTTCCTGGAATTCCTTGCGGACCCTGAGTAACGCCAGCTCCGACAAACAGATCCCACTGAGTCGTGGACGCGGTGACTGATGGGTCAGGAGGATAAAACCCAGAGTTCGCGGCAATTGAGACCTTGGCGATGAAGCACGAGTAGATTCCTCCGAAAGCCTTGCGCACGACGTCGTTTGCGGAATACGCCTGGGTGATGTCGTGAAGACCGCGCCAAATGAAGCTGATTCCATTCGTGCCGTTGTTGCCAGTGGCGCCACGAGCACCGGTCAATCCGCGAGGACCCGTCTGTCCAACCGTTCCTGCACTGATAAGGCCACCTGCTTGAACACCGAGCGGGCGCAGAGAGATGATTACGCTGGCAACTACGTCAGTCGCGATCGTGGAGGACGTAAGGTTGACGACGAACTCGCCTACGCCATAGAAGGACGTACCCGCGTTGACCTCAGACATGGTCGAAACGATTTCTTGACCAGTTGTCTGCCCGTACGATTCGTTGTACAGGACCTTGAGCGTGGCATCAGAGCTGGTCGAGAAAACCTTGGCGTTGATGATGCGAGCTTCGTAGCCGTCTGGGATGCGAAAGTTGGCAACTGTCTCGGTAGACGAAGCGGGAAGCGTGGTGCGAACTGTCGGCAAAGTGATGAGCTGCTCGCGGTTGTTTATGGCGCCGATGACTTCGTTCAGCTTGTCAGAAATCAGGACGTCGCGGTAGGCAAGCTGCCGGGTAGCGGAAGATATTGCCGGATAGGCGAGCTCGTCGGTCTGCGTCAGGTGGGCGACATCTCCATGCGCGTACTCCTGAGCGCCTGCATCAGGAATGCTTAGCGGTTTAACAATTAGTGCCATATAGCTAAATAGCTACGCCCACCGCAAGTTGTGAGTTTCCTCGAATTTGCGAAACAGCGAGAACTTCCAGCGGATCCGCTGTCCTATGTTGTACTCCCTTTGCACATGCTTGATTCCTCCGCGCACGCGCTGAAATCCCATGTTAACCACACGAGCTTTGGTCACGACTGGGATGACAGCGCCGACCTTTCCGAAACCCACTCGGCTTCCTGCGATGATGGCGTCTTCAATCACTGAGACTGTTACCTTGTAAGCCTTTGCGGCTTCTTCATACGTAAAACCCGACGCCATGTATCTCCGAATGAACTCGGAACGCGTCACAGTCTCTTTTTTACTCATTGAACTAAGAACGGTTGTAGGATGCGTCAACTTGAAACGTCTGGCCGGCGTTAGAGTTGAACTCAGCGACGATCTTTACCCCTTTTCCTTTTCGCTCAATGATAAGTTTCGCGAGTGAGGCTCTCGGCTCCCAACGGTTGAGAGCTTGAGTGATCTCTTCTTGAAGCTGAGATTCAGCGTCTGGAGTATTGGGATCAAACAGAATCTTGGCAATGTTAGTGCCGTATTCAGGCTCAGCAATCCTGTCGCCCTTTCCAGTGACCATCAGCATCTTCACTGATGATGCAATTACAGCCACTCCAGACCCAGAGTGAAGAGACCATTGGTCAGCGTTTGGAAACCCATTATCGCGCGGAAGGATAGGGCCAAACAGCGTTCCAAGCTTAGGAGCTACGACAACAGCACCCTCAACGGTAACGGTAACGGCCTGCGTCACTATCTCGGGGGTTGGCGTCCTATAGTTCCTGGCAGTCACAACTACCGTGTAGGTCCCGGGAGCGTAAGGATGAACTAGCTTGCTGACAGCCAGCGTTTTTCTGATTTTTGCCAGGTCAGCCGAACCGTCTGTTGTGTACTCAACCGGCGTTCGCGTCGCGACGTCAAGAAGAGGAGTTCCGTCACCCCAGTCAATAGTCCCTGAGACAAGCTGGTGCGCCAGCTGGTTGTTGTTCTCGGTAATCAGGATTCCGGCCTGGTTGTCATCGCCGAGCTTGAAGTCAACAAACCGCGACCGCTCTGCTTTGAGCGAAGTCGCGACTGGATTTAAGACCAGAGTAGGCATAAGCTATTTGAGAGGAGACCACTTTCTCCATGCCGGTTCGGCAGAAGCAGACTCATTGATTGACTGAGAGCTCTTTGCCACTGGAGGTGTGCCGGCAAGCTGGGTAAGCGGGTTGGTCCCGAAAGATGATACTACCAACTCGTCTTTTTTGAACTCTGGCATTTTGGTCAGGGTTTCTTTCATGCGCCGAGCTTCGCGCTTCTCGGCCATGCTGTTTCCTGGTCCGCCGTAGACTGCCTCTTGAAGCTGTCGCATCCGCATGAGAGCGTCACGATTTCCGGTGGCGTACTGGGCACATTCGGCTAGAATCTTGCCGATAGCAGGAGCTGGTTTGCGCTTGCTTTCCTCTTGAGCTTCGGCTTCGGGAGGAAGCGCCGTCAGAAAGACGTTCACGACGTCATCAGGAAGGTGCATGTACCGCTTGAAAATGACTTCGACCCACGCTTCGCGTGGGAGGCTGTACTTCTCCATCAAGTCGCCAAGCTTGTCAAGGACATCTGCCTGGGCGGCGAGGAGCTCGAGCTTCATCTGATCTTCAAGAGATCCAATCGGCGACATCTTAGCTCTGATCTCAAGCTTGCTGACGTCTTTGTTTTTGAGCAGGGCATGGAAGTAACCCAGGCGAGTGTACTCGTTGATGACAGGGCGGCGAATCGATTTGATCTTGCGCAAGAACCTCATGTCCTGCGCCAGCAGCGACTTGCCAGAAGGAGGATTCTGGCCATCTTTCGTGACACCGAACCATGCCTTAGGCATGCCGATGATTGAATAGAATAGATCGGTAAGGAGCTCAATGTCGTACACGTCTGGGACTGACGCGGTGCCAGGAAGCTTCTCAACGGTATGCTGGAAGCCGTTGGGTTTGGCCATCCAGAGGATGGTGTCAAGGGCCATGGCGTTATGGAAAGAGTCGAACGACGATGGGTCAGTCATTGCGGACGCCGATTGACCAGGCCCAAACGCCAGCTTGCTGCGGAGTGACTGCTTCCAGCGCGCGACTGTCTTCATCTGCTCCATCGGAGCCTGGTCTTTGACGTCGATGTTCACGACGTACCTGTCAGGCTGAATCTGAGCGCGGTGCACGACCATCATGTCAACGGCCATGCGCAGCTTCTTGTAGATGCCTTGTGCTTCTTCAAAAATGGGTTCGCCGTGCTCTGAGGATCGGAGCCTGAAAGTGCGGCGCATGTGCATGAAGTCCCACGGATACCAAAGATGCTCGACATTTTGGCCAGTGCTCATTTGGACGCGCTGGATCTCGGACTTGTTGTCCGGCTGCACAAACACGTCGTCATGGCGCGGATTGTGGTTGTTCCAACGGAAACCAATGCACTGGCGGTTGCGCTCGAGCCAGTAGCGGCGGACGTCAAAAGGATGGACGAAGCTCAAACCTCTCACGCCGTCTCCAGGCTCATAGTCGATCTTCTCGAAAGAGTTGCCTAACCCAGCAACGTGCCACACTTGAGATGGAAGGATGTCTTCGACGCCGATAACGCCAAGCATGTCATTTAGCTCGTCTTCCATGCTTGGGTCATTGCATTCGTACCAAAGTGATCCGGGGCTCGTAGCATCGGTCTGGGTAGCTTCGTGGACGATTTCAGATAGGGCGGCGCAGATAAGGTCCCAGTCAGCCATCTCGTTCCACAGCTGAAGCATGGCGTCGAACGATGTCGGCCGCCGCGTCAGCGAGTTGTACTTTGACCAAATGTCAGGATCAGCGAGTCTCCCTGCGTCACTGAAATCTTGCGTGGCTTGCTGCCGCGCAGAGACCGTGTTGGCTCTAGGAACAAGTGACCCTGTCGGAACTCCTGTCGAACCAATGAGTCCTAGGTGATTGAATATTTTTAGTGATGTAGGAGACATTCTGGTTATAAGAATCTGCAAACTCTCCAGTTCTTAAGTCGCATGGACAATACAAAAGAGCGAGTTGTTGCCTTCCGAATCCCAGATAACCTCGCATCCAATTTAGAGACTAAAGCTGTTGAACCTAAGATCATCGGTATCCGGTCTGGCAATCAGTTTGCACGTAAGCTTGTTATTGACTTTCTTGCTGGCCGCCTGGTCTACCTGAATCCAGCCGACCGTAAGCGCGATCCCGTGGTAAACGGGCTCACCAGTTAACTACTCCGATTGGGTATGACTGGATTTGCTGTCGAGCGAGGCAAGTTGTTCGGATCTGAAAAGATCCGTTTTACGGACACCCGTACGCTTGTCACGATCAAGAAGTTTAGTCTTCTTTGGGTGGCTTTTTGTATTGTGAAGGCGGAGAGGGTTGACCGCCAGTTTGAACCTCAACTTAGATCCCTCGTTCGCACATGGGCGGAAGAGGGACGGACGATCAACCTAGGGCCGGTTGCTGACGTCCTGTCTGACCAAATCCTTCGCCTCGCGTATTCGGGCGCTGCTTCTCAGACTTCGAAGCACTTAGCTGCTCGTCAGAAATGAAAAACTGAAATCCCGTGCAAGGCTTGCGTTCCTCGTCAAAGGCAAGCGCCCTGATTCCAGGGACTCCGATCAAGTCTTTAACCTGAGAGATGGTTTCTTCAGGAAGCTTCGAGAACTTGATCTGGAAAATGACTCCGCTCTTCCCCTCGTCGCTCTCCTTAATCATAGCAATGTCATGGAGATACGCCAGCAGCGACGGCGCCGAGTAAATGCGAAGAAGAAGACGATCAGCAAAGACTTTTGCGTCGTAGTTCTCGTCGTCACCTTCAATCAAAAACTGTGCGGCTTGGTTTGCGTTCACGAGTTAACTACTCCTTGTCTTAAAGCAGCGTGTTAGAGCAATCTGCACGACTCCTCGCAGCCAAGTGGCGTTAACCCGCGGTCGAACGGGAAGCCACCTTGGAGTCTCAATGCTGACGGTGCAGGCTGGTGCGCCGTTCAGCTCTAATGCGTAAGCTCTTACTTGCACGAATTAAGTTTCCATGAAGTAAGAACTCTTCGGAGTAAGACAAGAAGTCTGACTAGCAGGATTGCCTGCTAACTGTCTTGTGGGTGGGTGCGATAAACGTGATGTGACGTTTTCCCTTTGCGGTGCGAATGCATCCTATTTCTCCAAGAAGAGTCAGAAATGCAGCTGGGGCATGGCAGGCTTTTGAGTTGCAAACGGAGGACACGAGGTCCCCAAGAGTTACGAGGTGTGATTTCATAGTGGTGGACGTAATATTGAAAGTTCTATACCTCGTATCGAGAATGTAAACACCAAAAATGAAAAATTTATCTAATGTTGTCGGATGGAAAAAATTTGATGAACCGCGCCCTTACGCCACTATTGGCGGCATCGCGTTTGACGATCACGGGAGGCTTCCAATACTTTACAGGGGACCAAATATACGATCAGCCAAAAACTGCTGGAGCTTGGTCACCGGGCTGCATGAAGTTGGGCTAACTGCCGCCGAACAATTCGCCGCGGAGCTCAAGGAGGAGTGCGGAGTTGAGGCGTGTTTCGACACATTTGATCCAATCAACATCGGGTTTTTTGAAAACATTGCGCCAGAGATTGAAAACGCGCCGAATGACCCTCAGTGGCACTGGATCATCCATATCACAGCGCTGCGCGTCAAAACCCTCGAGACTTTCGTGAATAAGGAGCCTGACAAGCACCCCGAACACCGCATCGTCACCCTGGAGGAGCTGTTCGACTTTATCCCGCATTCCAAGTGGGCCGGAGGTCTCGGTGAGTTTCTTACAGCGAACGTTGACAAGGTTTTTGCCGCCCGCTTTGATCTTTGCGGATTCTAAGCAGCATGAAAGCTCTCGTTTACGGCGATCTTCAAGCGACGGACGGCTCTGATAGGTGTTTCAACAGCCCTACAGAGTCGCTCCAAATCTGGCGCGTCAAGAAGTTTTACTCTGAGCTCGCGCAGATCTACAAAAAGCACCGCTGCTCCGCCATCTGGGACCTTGGAGACATGTTTGATGACAGGTCAAGCATTCCTGTGCCTGCGCTTGACGCCGTAATCGAGGGAATTGAGCAGTTTCCTGCATCACAGTTGAACATCAAACTGATCGGAAACCACGACCAATACTTCCGCAACACCAGCGTGCACAGTGGAAGGATGTTCAAGCCGTACTTCCAAGTCGTCGGTGAATCTCAAATCATCCGGTGGCACAAGACGGCGATTTTATGCTGCGCTTACGAGGAAGACTCGGCGGTTCAGGCTAAGTGGATCGCTGACGCGGTTGACCAGTGCTACCCTGACGAGAAGATCGTTGTGATTGGCCACTTTCAGGTCGTGGGATGCAAGATGAACAGCGGGGTGTCGTTGACAGGGGTGCCTCTAGAAGTCATGTCTGAGGTTAACCTGGCAATTCTAGGGCATGTCCACAAACCCCAGGAGCTCAGCGAAAACATCCACTATGTTGGATCGCCATTCCAGCAAGATTTTGGAGAAGCCAATGAGAACAAGCGCGTCGGGATCGTCGATACTGAAGCATGCACAGTTGAATGGGTGCCAATTACAGGATTTCCAAGCTACAGGACAGTTGGGCTTAATGAGTTCATGGCGACTGCTAAGGTCGACAGCGAAGATCGCTACAAGGTCGTCCTGACGTCGTACGAAGAAGCCGAAAAGTTTTATGCCCACCCGTTGTCCACGCGATGCGAGCCGATCTACGACTACAAAGCCTCAGACGACGCGAAAGCAGCTGCAGTTCCTGCGCAGCTTCAGGGTCGAAAAGACGTGCTGTTGAGGTATCTTGGTCAGGCGACTCCAGACACGCGTGGAGTGCTTATTTCTGTCGAGGAAATGGCCGAATTCGGAGATCAGCTTGCCGAGGCTGCTGACGCTTAATTCGGAATGGGATACGCAGGACGTGCGACCACTTCACTCTGCGGGATGCTGTTCCTCTCATGCGTTTTATCTTGCATGTTTTTAACAACCCCCATGCCAAAAGCGAGTTTTTCAGCGTCGGGAGATCCAGTCTTGCCTTGTTCTCCCTGCTGGAACTTCTGCGCGGTTGCGATGCGATCGTATAAGCTGTTGTCCATGCCATAACTACCATGAGTGCGCTTGCGTCAAAGATTAAGCGAACAGTGGACGAGCTGTTTGAGGTCAACAAGGATCGCTCCACCACGGACGAACTCGTCTTTATCTGCCCTCAGCCAGGATGCGCGGATAAGTCGGGAAACCGGTCTGTCAACCTCAGGACTGGAAGGACGAACTGCTGGCGTTGCAACGTCGGTCACGCTAACTTCTTTAAGTGGGTTCAGCGCCTTGGATACGAGGTTGAGGACGGAATTGTTGATCCAGACATCTCAGAGGTTGAGAAGCTGATCGACGAAACAGACAGCATAGGAGTGCGCACAATAACCCCTCTAATGTCAAATGCGAAGCTACCGCGTGGCTTCAGGCTGCTTAAGGACAATCCTCGGTCAACCTACTACCGCCTTGTCGCTGAAATGGCAGAGCGCAAAAATCTCCACATTAGCGACTTTATAAAAGCTGGCGCGGGATACACCATGGAAGACCCATACTGGGAGCCATACACCATCTTTCCTGTGATGGAGTGGGGGAAGCTGGTCTATTACCAAGGGCGCATGTATGGACAGCCTCCTCCGGGTGAGGGAACTAAGAAATTTCCTAGCCGCAGAGAGGTCCCGCTAGGATCCAAGTATTGGGTCTACAACATTGACAGGGTGCGCGAGGTTAAGCCAGAGACCATCATAATCGTTGAAGCAATATTCAACGTGCTGTCGCTCGAAAAGAAGATAGAGAAGATCGGAGCAAAGAGCGTGGTCCCTGTCGCGGTGTTCAAGCACAACATGAGCAAGCCTCAGATTTCAAAGCTGCTCAGCTTGCGAGGGGTCAAAGAGTTTTGCCTCATGTTCGACGCTGACTCAACCGCTGAATCTTGGAAGTCAGCCGAGAGGCTGGTCAACCAGCGAACCGCGACTGTGGCGTCTCTTCCTCGAACTGCAGACAACCGGACACTCGATCCTAACGACGACGTCGACTTTGCTTGGGACCGCTTTCTTGTAAGACGCAAGTCGTGTCCTGTCGAAAGCTTGTCTACCCAGCTCGATCAGTTCTTAGAAGGTAATGAAAAATAACGTTCTCGTTTTCGGTTCTCGCGTTGCCTTAAAAGTCGTCGAGGAAAAGCATGAGGGTCTTATTGTCCTTCCTCCTGGCACAGGCCGCAAATCTCACCTTCTTGGATCCGTGGTTTCCGTAAGCAAGACTGTCGACGGCGCCCCTGCCCGCGACACCCAGCTTTCTCCAGGAGACACCGTGCTCTTTCAGTCGAACGACTACATGCTGCAGCAAGCTGCGTATGAGTCTCCTTCGTTCAGCGGCATTGTGCTCCACCAAAATGACATGGTGGCCAGGCTGAAGTCCGCAAAGGTCACGCTGAAAAACTTCGAGATGCTCGGGCGCTGGTTGCTGGTGGAGCCATTTACCTCCCGCAAGGACTCTCCGATCATTATCCCTGGGAATATCGACAACACCAATGAGATGCAGCGCTTCAAGCTCGTTCAGAAAGGTGCTTGGGTTGATTACGACCTCGCGCCTGGAACTGAGCTCATCCTCAACAAGGGTCAAGTTAACGCGCTCAGCATCGACGGGAAGTCTTACTGCTACATTTCCTCGGAAGGTGTGCTTGGAGCGGTTTCCGGAACGTAAGCGCTGCGCTGCTCTGATCGCTCAGCAATGGCTCTTACAGCCTCATGAGTAAAGGCGTTCATCCTTGCCGCGACTGCCGCCACCGCGGCAAGGACAGACCGCACAATGTAGTCCGCCCTCTCCTCATCGCGTATGCCATCTATGGGAACGTAGATCGGGTCCACTCCTCCGCTTCCGATCAGCACCTGAATTGCTCTCCTAGATCGCAGCGCGTCTCCAAGATATTTCACATTGCTCTTAACTTTTGAGTCGGACACCCTGACGCTTGTAACATAGGCCACGCGTGAGGTATCTTTGCAAAGTGACACGTCAACTGCGGTCCCCCTCAGCACGAGCCGGATTCCGTACTCGTAGTCGATTGGGCACTCGTCTCTAAACCCGGCGCTCATGAGGGCGTCCCTGACCATCTGAATTCCCTCTGCATCCGGGTCGACGTACCTCTTGTCTGAGGCATCAAGCGGCATCGGAATGTCTTTAGCGTCGTGGCGCTGGACGACTGTAAACGTGGTGTTCTCATCAGGACTTTTCACAATGCGGAGAACAAAAAAGCCCTGGCTGTTACGCCAGGGCTTGAATTCGGTGAGACGCTCAGTTATTCACCAATCGCTTTGTCAGCGGCAGTACCATCGGGAGCTTGGCCGTAACCAGCAACCATCTGCTTGGTGTCGAAGCCGTCGTCGAAGCCCCAACCGCGCCGACCAGTGGCGTTGATGTCGATCTGAGCACCGCGCAAATCCGCAGGGTTGCGGATGACAGTCGAGATGTTCGCCGTGGTGTTTCCAGAGCCGAAGAAGCCAACCTTCTTGGAGTTCAGGGTGAAGTTCTTCGTGACCTGTCCGCGAGCCGCAACAGTGACCGGGGTGCCGATCGGAGACCAGCCGCTGGGGGAGGTTGTGCCATCCCACTCTTTGAACTGGAGGTACAGGGCGTTGTTGCCGGTGTTCTCGATCAGGAAGCTGAAGGAGCCGAGGCGCTCGTTAGCGCGGTTAGCATACGCGGCCAGAACGTTAGCGTCTGTGCCGAATCCAATGCAACTTTGTTGATTCATAATATTTGTGTGTTAATTTTAACGTTTTCGCAGCGAACTTGCGAGATCACCCACAAAGTTATCCGCGTCGTAATAAGCACAATTTTGATTTGCGCTTTATTCTCGAAGTTGAAGACCAATCTTCCCGGTTAGTACGGCGCGATGGAAGAGCTTGGAAGCTCATTGTACGTTTGAAGCCCCTCAGTCCCGTTTGCGTTCAGGATGTCATCGCAAAAGAACACAGTAGACACCGTGAAGATTTCGTTGCCCTTCTCGTAGGACAAGTCGCTAAGCTGAGTCGAGCTCAACCAGGCGTTTTTTGCGGTAAGCTTCGTGCTGTACGACATTCCAGAGCTTGAGTCGTCCAGAGATGGGTTGGAGGCCCCTCTCAGCAGGTTGATTCCGAAGTCGTGAGCGTATGGAGTGCCGTACGCGACGTTATTCACGAAATGGCGCTCGTTCGACATGGGACCGCGGCCAGCCCTCACTACAGCTCTCCATGTGTCTAGGAACTTAAGAAGCTGTGATCGGCTGTAAGCGTACTCTCTGACACCTGCTGTCTTTGACGACGCCGCAGCTCCTGCATCAACGCGAAATACAATGCGAAGCGCGCCAACAGCCTCATCCCATCCTGGGAAGTTGTACGGGCGCGAGTCTCTACGAACAACTTCAGGATTTGTCCGAACCTCTGGAAATGAGACGGACACCGCGTTGTATTTGATGTCAATCCCGTAAAATCCTCCCCCAAAGATTCCGTTCGAGGTAAAAAAGTTGAACGGTATCTGGAAGTCAATTTCCCACAGGTCGGCCCTCTGTAGCTCGGCTCCGCTACCTGATCTTCCCCACGGGTTTATGGCTGATTTTAAGATTGACATAGGCCTTTCGTGCTATAACTACGGACGGTAGTTACGGCGTGAGTCAGCTAAGCGGGACATTTATTGGTACTGTTGAAGATAACGCCGATCCGTTGAAGATGGGTCGGCTCAAGGTCCGTGTTCCGCACATCTATGGCCCGTCCAAGAGCGATTTCGGGTCTGTCAGCACCAAGGACATTCCATGGGCGCTTCCTGTCGGCATGCCCGCTGGCAACTCTCCTGCATCCGGTGGTATCTCCTGGCTCCCAGAACCTGGCGACCAAGTGTACGTCAGGTTTTTGAATCTTGAGCCAGAGAAGCCAATCTGGGAGTGGGGTAATCAAACCATTGCGGGAACTGAGAATCTTAAGCTGCACCAGCATGATGAAAAGACAGGGCTTCCTAAGCGCGCTGCGCTGACCAGGTATGGCCACACCATCGAGTTTAACAGCGAGTCAATCCTTGAAATCTCGGCGAAAGGAAACGCCTGGATGCTGGATGACAAGTGCAACGGTGGTCTTCTCCACATTAACGAGGACCTGACCTACAACATCGGTGAGCAGTGGGTGGTGCTTGCTAACGACTTTGATTTTGAGGCGATAAAGAGGATGCGGTTCTCGGCCGATGTCGCGATCACCTACACGACGAAGGACATGGCCCTTATTATTGATGAGGACTACATCCTACAGGCAGGCAAGGGTTTTTCAATTTTCTCTGGTGACGAAGAATGCTCCACGCTGTCGCTGAAAAATGGAAAATTTGCAGTGACAGACAGCGGAGGCGGAGCCATTGCGCTTGGAGATGGAGCTGGAGCGATCTCTGCGTCTACTGGGTCGTACGTGAGCGTTGACGGTCAGAAGGTAGTGCTTTACGCCGCGCCATTAACCACCGGGCTTCCCGGTGCTTCTATCACCGTGGATAACACGGGGCTGAGCAGCGTTACGTTCATGTGCAACTCCATCAATTTTGACACCGCTGGATTTACGGTAGGATCAGCGCTAGGATCACAGCTGACTGTCCAGACCACTCCGGCCGGAGTCACGATAAAATCTGGCCCTACTCCAGTTCCAATCATAATTCAAGCTGGAGCACACACCTTAACCATAGACCCTGCTACAGGATTTACTTTTGTATGACCCAGATGATTGAAGCAAACGGTTTGAACCTGATCATTTCGGTGACCATCCCGATCCCTACGTTTAGCTTAGGGGCGTGGATACCGGCAATCCCCACTATCAAGCTTCCGGATCTTCCGAACGTCCTAAAGTGGCTAGGGGACCACATTCAGGAGCTTATTAACTTGATTCTCAAGCTGATCGACATGATCCCTGAGGCGTCTGTCCGTCTCAAGATCTACATCAAGACGGCCGCTGCAAAAACAAAGATCTTTGACGAAACTGTTGGAATATGAGCGCTTGTCGTGTCTTAGATTCGCTTCAAAAGCACCAGCTTGGTCTTATTGACCGCATGAACCGCCGCGTTGAGTCGATGCAGCGGATGGCTGACCTCATTGAGCAAGCGGCTGACCTCAAGACGCTGGTGCCGAACCCTGCGAACCTTATTCCTGTTTCCAACATCGATCTTACGCTTTACAACGACCTTAGAAACAGCTGCCCATTCCTGAATCTTCCTTACGCAGACATGGACAACCTTCTTGGAATTGACCAGCTAAGAGGAGAGCTCAACAAAGCGTACGCCCATCTGTGCGATCAGATTGACAGTCACGCGGCATTGCGATTGGACCGTTTTAAGAAATGTCTGGCAAGGTTTCAGCACCATATGAACATTGACCTTGGAAAGATTCAAGGCTACATCAGGTGCGCCGATGGAATGTGTCATGCGGCTGAAAATACAGGGGCCGCGATGGGGGCGGCTGGAGCGGCTGTTAACGACTATGCCAAGAACCTTGCTGCTGGTCCTTCAGCTCTTGGAAATCAGGCAATTCAGAGAAAGAATCGAGAGATGGCCGAGCTTAAATCGAGCATCAAAGACATGATGATCTAGGTGGCGCTTGTCGCGCACCCGTTCATTCCTGCTTGGGTCATCGCATGACCGCACGACGTCATCGTTCCAACCAGCGCAACAGCATCGGTGTTGTATCTCACAATTTGGCTGCAGAATGGAAGCAGTGGAGTCGAGTCCATCGCCATCCGGTTTCCTAACGCATCGACAGGGTGAAGCCCGTATCCTCCAGGTCCTTGACCGGCTGCTGCAGGACAGGACGCCGTGCAGGTGTTTGTGACTGCCTCTCCTCCACCAAATTCTGGAGCTCCTGGCTTGCCGGTAAAAACTGCTCCACCAGCGTTTTGGGCTCCCGTAACGCATATTAGTCGACCTGGCATACTTTACCTACTCAACGGAAAAGTAACCGCTCGCGGCTCGTCAACGCGAAGAAGCTCGTATCCACAAACCCAGACGTCGAAGTCGTAGTAGTTTTCGTAGTAGTACGACTGACGGATTCCCGCAAAGTATGGGTAGAAGTCTCCCCACGCTCCTCTCGGAAATTTTACCTGATACCGCCAAGTGCAAAACATCGGATCCCAGTAGCCACAGACCACCTGGCCGCGCGCACTTCCAGGGTAATTGACCTCTTGAGTCTTCAGGACCACGAGATCTCCGCGCATGAAAGGAGGGCTAGTCTTTCCCTCGGATGTGGGCTGAAATGACGAAGGAGGGTACCTGACAGGGGCAATGGTGCACCCGCACAACAGCGCTAGCAAGACTGATAACATCAAGGAGTTCTTCATACTGTCAATGTACAGCACAAGCGCTGAAATGTAAACAATGAAAGTTTCGCATTGGCAACGAACATAAACTGAGATCGATAGTTATCACGACATGAATATCAAAGGCTTTGTTACGATGCGACTCGTTGACTCTTCCAACGGGAAGAACGTTCCGCTTGAAAAAGCAATCAAATTTGGCTGGCTCCTAGATTCGCGCTGCTCCACCTCTCGCCGAGGCTGGGATGTGCGTGACGGAGAGATAGTGCTTGGATCCAACCTGTTTGTCGACCAAGGCCGCCAGATGCTCAGTTACCTGTTTGGTGGCAAGAATCCGACATCTGACTACGTCTGCGCCAAATTCGGCGTCGGTACTGGAACAACCGCCCCGAAAGTCACTGATGTCGGTCTTGAAAGCCCGATTTCGTTCGTCGAAGGCCAGGAGGTTTATCTCAAGGAGATCGACGGCGTTGACTGGCCGCGCCCATTCGTTTCCCGCGTGGAGTTTTCAATTGGGGCTGGTGAAGCCAACGGCTATCTCATTAAGGAAATGGGACTCTTCTCTGGAAACGAAACTCTCATCGCCCGCAAGACCTATGTGGGCATCAACAAGTCTGACGATTTCTCGCCTGTCTGGTCGTGGAGTATCAGATGCTAGTTAGCCGTGAACGCGAAGCAGGCAATTGAGCAGCTTGTTGGCCAAGACGGAAAGCCAATACCCCAAACGACAGACGCCGTTGTGTGGGCAAAAGAATTCTGCAGCTGCATCAAAAAGAACCCCTCCATTCCTTCAGATGAAGGAACCATGATTGGTTGGTTTGCCAACGCTATTATGGCGGGGGTGGATTCGAAGCAATGCGAGAGCCTCATCGAGGCGTACTGGCATGGGACTGCAAGTGGAGATCTCAGGGGAGGCGCCACCGGACTTCACGTTGGAACCCACCTTGCTGCTTACGAGGCGCTCACTGCCACTATCGGCTATCCTGTGAGCGGAGTCTGGGACGGCACTCGAGAGTACGGCAAGACTCTCTTGTGCGGCAAAAGGACTCTTCAAAAAAGAGGGATACGACCAACAGGGTTCAACTGCGGGTTCGGGTCTCCGTTTCCAGAGGATGACTTCTATCCTGGAGAGTACAAGCCCGCCACGTTCTCAAACGGCCAGCCAATTCCTCTCGATTCGAAGCCTGACATCTTTGAGCTTGAGATCGTCGGTAAGATGAGCAATAGCGAGTATCGCCCTCATGGCGACAGCCACGCGAACGGAAGAATGCGTGGTCTTTTAAAGCGCGGAAAAGCTAAATCCGGCTACTTTTACAAGAATGACGGCGAAGACTGGGGCTCGATTTCCGCTGTCCTTCCAGGCGAAGCTCATATTCGAAAGATCGAGCGCGAAGCCGGAATCTAAGACCTCGGGTATTTAAGGCATGAAAATTTTCGTGTCTGACACCGCCGTAGTGGGAGAGGTCGATGCTGTCCTCTTTTCGATGCTCCAACAAGGTCAAGTTTCCGCTCTGGTCACCCTGAGAAACGCCGGAACTAACACCGTCAACTATCGCTGGCAAGAGTTTAACGGGACTGCCTGGGTCGACGTTGGAAACACCAGCACCCTTATCGCTGGTCAAACTGTTCCATGCGTGGTCACCTCGAGCTATCCTCAAGTTCGCCTGTCTGGCAACGCTTCCGGTGGCGCCCTTCTTGACTTCTCCGTGACTCGCACGGCTGACCGACCGGCTGGCGGTCCGCTTCCGATCTTGAGCATGTAAGTGTTTACAGATTTTTGAATCTGTGCTATATTATTCGTATGAAACAAAACGAAAAGAAGGCTGAGCAGCTCGTCGAGAAACTTCTCGGCGAGAACGAACCACCGAAAGCAGACAATGTTCAAGATGTAATGGCCAACGGTGGTCTGACTCCTGAGCAATTCAAGGGTCTTAAAGAAGGTCAGCGGATAGTCCTCACTCAGTACGCTGACGGGCTCACTCCAGGATTCAAGGACGTCCACGGAACGATCGAACAGGTCGAATCTCAAGGCTTTACAGGCCACTCCATCTACGTCATTCCGGATGACAAGAGCATCAAAGGTGCATTCGCTAACGCAGAGGTTGAAGAAGAAGGTGAAGAGGGCAAAAATGACGGAATTGCCATCGCCATGATCGAAGACCCAGATCCTCGTAGCGGATGCCTTTCTCCGTTTGCTGAATGGGGTCCGTCAACCTGCGAAATGTACTGGTACAAGCTTGCTTACGAGCTTGACCCTCAAGATCCAACTGGCGGTCGGGCTCCGTCTGACGGCCAACCATAAGATATGAAATCAAAGCAGATTATTGAGCAGCTTGTTGTCGAAGGGCTTGACTTGCGCGACGAGGCTGAAGGAGCCCGCGTTTCAGCCGCCTACAAAAGACCGGCTGACAACCGAAAGTTTCTGCAGCGCAGAGACAATCCAGGAATCGGAAACGACGGGTTTTCCTGGGACGAGCTCCCTGTCGGGTACGCCGTGGTTGTTCCAAACCCAATTAAAGTTCTCGCGTCTGAGTGGAACGGCGGATACAGCCGCCACAATCGCGAAAGCTACGTCGACCTTCCAGAGCAAACGGTGTTTTTCACCCTTCCAGGGGGCCTGTTTGCCGTTGATCTTGACGGGAAGCATTATTCAGTCAGGCGTGGAAGCGACGACAAAATTCTCCAAAACAGCATCATAATGCGCAGGATGCGAGGATAACTTATGAAACAAACATTTTGCAAATCGTGCGGGGGTATGACATCTATGAAGGTCAACGGGCGTGAAGTTTCACCAGCCGAGTGGACGCGACACGGCGTGGCAAGCGACATCGGGTGTATCTGCCAGAACCCTCACCTCAAGAAAAAACCATCGAAGGAAAAGGTCGCTGAGGCTGTCGTCGCCAGCTTGCTTGAAGAGGGACCTCAGACTCAACAGAACCTCGGTGGCTTATCGACACGCCTCGGCGTGAAATCGAACTCATCTGAAGTCATTTCTGTTCAGCTGGACATCGCCGTTGAGCCTGAAGATACAAAGAGAGGAGATGTTCATGCTAACACCGTTGATTGGGCGTCAAAGTACGGGTGCACTGCGCGTCTTATCAAGAAAAACGGCCCTGGAGGCGGTTGGCCGGTGTACGAGTTTTCTGGGACGAAGCAGAACATTCTGCGGCTCGTCAAAAACTACGACCCTGACAACTACGCCGATTACCTCAGCGCTGAAGATCGTCCTGCTCCGAAACCGCAGACAAAACGGCGCGAGTATCCCGACAACGAGGAGCTGAGACGCCGCTCTTTCAGCAAACTGAAATGAAATCAAGGCGTCTAATTGAATCTGTGATTGGTCACGCAGTCACTCGTAAGCTTCGCCAGCTCTTGTTGGCGAGGCTTACGGATTACTCCTATGAGAAGCTTCCTCGCGAGACCAGAAAGTCGCTAACCCACCGCACTAGCCAGGGATTCGTTCAATCGGTCGAGATCTTAAACCACATCCAATTCGATCGCAACACACCGGATGCAAAGGAAAACGCTTGGGCGCTTGATCACAGCAGCAAGTTCACCGTCCGCATCAGCAATATCGACCCTGGAAACTCTGGAAACACTCTCTGGGACAAGAAGTATCTGCTGAACGCTAACCTAGTCTCTGTGGCTGACGAGGTGGCAAAGACAGCCCGACAGCTGCTGATCTCTGAACCTGGAATGCGGCGGCTTCGGCAGGACCTTGATGACCTCAGGCGGGATATTGAGGATGAGGGCCCGAATGATCCGAACAGCGAGCCTCCGTTTTAATACTCCGCTTCGTCGAACTTTCCTGGGGCAGAATCCGTCGCTCGGTCTTCGTATTGGAGCTTCACCTGGTCATAGTATGTCTGGACAGTAGGAAAGCCCAGCTCCTCAAGGATCGGTTCATCCGTAAATCTCAACGGTGCTGGCTCCGGGACGCCGGGAACCTCTGGATCTAGCATCGTGGCATTCAAGGATGTGTAGAATTCATCCTTCTTCGCATCCGGGATCATCGAGTCTATCTTGTCTAGGGCCTGGCTGAAACTCATGTCCTCGGTGACATTCTCAAACAATGCCTTGGCTTTAGCAGGTCCCCACCCTCTGATTCCTGTGATTCCGTCGCTGTGGTCGCCGATAATGGCCAAGGCGAGCGGGACCTGAGATGGCCGCTTGATGCCCCACTTCGATAGGACGAAGTTCCTGGAAAGGACTGCCCGGTTGTTCAGGCAGTAATAGTAGCAGTTGTCGCCGATAAGGGCGTGCAGGTCCTTATCCCCGGAAATGACGTACACATTTCCAGTCTTCTGGCGAAGTGCTGCGGTGGCAACGGCGTCATCTGCTTCGTGGCAAGGAGGAATGGCGTGGGCAGAGTTAAAGAGCTTGGTCAGGATCTCGCGGATGGTGACAATCCCTTCGTCGTACTCTTTTGGCTTCGGATCGCGTGGCTTATTGGACTTTCGTCCGGTGTCCCAGCAGAAGAGGGTGTGAGTCAGCACGTCTGGAAGGCGCGACGAGTGGAAGTCAAGCTGGTTCAGCAGCGTTGTGATGCCAAGCTTGAACCCCTCGTGGACGTCCTCGTTAGCCGCATAGTACGACCGGCTGTACCATGAGTTTGCGTCCCATATCCCGTAGTTGCTGTTTGTGCTCATTGCTTAGTTCCCTCTAGGGTTTTCAGCTCTTTTGAAATTCGTTCCTGGTGTTTCATGATGACGTCGATCGCCCAGCTCGGAATTCTGGTAAGGTCAATCGTCAAACCACGCCCAATATATGCGGCTTCTGCCATCTCACGGTAGTAGTCTTCCTGACCGATGAGAGCCGCGTTAGCGAAAAAACTTTTCGTTGAATGTTAGAATGTGCTGGAAGATGTGCTTGCAGTCCGGGTTGTCGCACTGGACGCTGAGGTTCTGGTCGAGATGAGGGTAAAGCTCGTCTTCCTTGTCTTGCAGCTCTTGTTTGTCGATCGGGTGGAGAGCGTCGTACCAGCTCTGAAGCTCACTAAACGTATCAGGCGTTGTGTCGTTAACTTCGACGACAGGAACGAGGATTTTCAGCAGGCGGTCAGGAAGGATCAGCTTGTCATCTTCAGGGCGGCCATCGATCTTCTTCATGTCGCCGACGACGAGCGGACGAATCTTGACTGCGTCTTTGCAGTCAGGAAGAGTGATGGTGTCGTAACCTGGATAGTCTGCTGATTTTTCACCAATCTTTGACAGGTTGTCAGGAACCTTGATTTCTTCGGTCGCCTGCTTGCCGCACATCGGGCATTTTGGAGAGATCTGAACGACGTTGCGGTTCATGATGCCGCGTGAAACCAAGATCACGGTGTTGACGTCGCCTACAACAAAGCGGTCGATTGGACAGCCTTTCAAATCGCACTGTCGAGCGCAGAGATCCCACATAAAATTCGAGCTTCCGCCAGAGCGGCGAATGCGGTCAACAATCCAGTCATCAGTCTCAGGGTCCCATGGGTAGACCGTGATTTTGCCGTCAGGAAAAGACTGAGGAGCAGCGTAGCCATGCGAGAGTAAAGTGATCTCGCGTTTGAATTTCTCACGCGCTGGCGTGAGGCTTGTCAGATTGGTCTTTAGAGCCATATTCGAATTAGAACTGTTCTTCGGTGTACTGCGGGCTGCCAATAATTCTTTCAAATAAATGTTTACAAAGTTTTATTCGCATGCTATAGTGCTGATGAAACTTATGCTGTTCGCAGCTAAACAAACATATGATCAAAAAATCGAAAATTGCCTGTCTGTCGGCGGAGCAAGCTCAGGGCGTCTTGACCAAAGTCGAGACCGCACTGGCGATTGCCAGCCGTCCCTCGAAGAAAGTCGTCGTCGAGACCATGGCCTCAGAAGGCCTCTGCTCAGCGTCAAGCTCTGGTACCGAAGCCACTTTCTTGAAGCACCTTCAATCCCTGAATCTGGCCCTTCCGGCCAAGTTCGCCCAAGTCATGGGAGTCCCTCCGACTCAAGCGGGGTCTGCGTCTGTGTCGACGTTGCCTCCAGTGGCGCCGCTGCGGGAAGCGCAAATTCAGTCCCCGACAGCCCCGTCTCAACCCAGTGCGGAGAAACCGGAACCGTCCCCTTTGGAGATGGTGGCAGCGCCTCCCAGCAGCAGCCAGCGGTCGAGCCTGCCAGTGTCACCGTCAACAACGTCGCTGGTGGCCCTCAAGGGAGCCAGCAAGGTAACGTTTGCACCCGATGGTGCCATGGTGTTGTATCCCGATGGCGCAGTTTTGCGAGCTCCAAATTTAGACGTGCAAAAATTGCGTTCGAGCTGCAACCTGATCGAGTTCAGCGGATCATACAAATAAACCGCCGATTCAACAAGACAGGGGCTCTCATTTACGGGCCATTAGCCTTTGTCAGCGGACTCCTCATTGCCACGCATAGCCCACTTCGGTGGGTTTGCATTTTGCCCGCAGTCTGGTTTGTTGGAATGGTGCTCAGCCACCTGATCTTCGACCGCTGCGTCCTCAATGAGATTACTGTGAGGCTCGGAAAGCTGAAGCGAGGCGGCCGCGCGAAAGCCGAGATTTATCAGAGAACTGCAGGATACACCCGGAAGTCGCTTCCGGCTGGGCGGTCGATTCCCGTTGAGGGAGGACTGCTGACCAGGATTTACGACAATTGAAACTATGAAACCGACATACGTGCTTCTTAACGGCGGTCCCACCCCGGTGGCGATCAACACGCAAGACATCAAGTCTATCGTGATTGACAATGGGGTCGTCACAATCACAACCTCGTCTGACGCGCACGTCATGTGCGATGTTTCTCAGCATATGCTTGACCGCATTACTCAGGAACTCCGCTCGAGGTACAACATCGTCACTCTGAACCACTCAGGATTCAATGTGACCAACAACCGCAAGGACAACTCGATCCTTGATCTGCGTGACGCCAGCGGCAAGCGGGCAGTCGTCTTCCCGAAGGGGCTTCAGGCGCTGTCAGTGGTTGGCGCGCGGGTCACGGTGCTGACCTTTGGCGTCCCTCCAATGGTTGTGGACGTCACTGGCAGTTGCAACCACGAGGCGGCTCAAAGCTACCTTGGCGTGGTGGTCATCTAATCTGAAAACGAGACTGGCCGCACGTTACGTGCGGCCAGTTCGTAGCAACCAATCCCCAACCCGACTTACGGTCTGTTTCCAACGTTCGAGGAAAAGACCATATTGTCCAAGTCCTTCGGATAGTAGCGGTCGACCTGAAGTGTGAACTCAAGGTTGACCAGCGAGGCGTCGCCTGTTGCGGCCATGTCGGCGCCACCAGGTTTCAATCCAGTGATCAGGATTCCTTCCAAGGTGTATTCCTGGCCTTTGATGAAGGCCATCTTCTCATCGAAGTTCTGCTGAGCCCGCATGTCTGGAATCAACCAGCGGAATTCTCCCATCGCTTTCGCAAAGCTTGTCAGCGCCACGCCACCAGAGCGAGGGTTCGAGCACAGGCACTTCCACATCTCCAACCGGCGATGGGTTTCCTGGTTGAACGCGTACCGCACAGGAATTTCGATCGGACCAGTGGGAGCGTCAGCTCCAAGCACGTGGTTCGTCTGATTCATGTATTTGACTGGAATCGTGTCGCTCTTGCGGTCGGGGAAGGGAAACTTCTGGACCGCAAATTTGACATGGTTATTCCACGCTGACACACCACCGCAGGCCGCAGGCAAGATAATCTCGACCTCGAACAAATCGGCGCGCTGTTGGTCGAAACCTTGGTTCGCCGTACCCCACAGGTTTTTGTATAGCATTGTCATAAGTTTGAGTATTAAACGATTTTGTTAAGGGTCGCGCCACTCTCACGAACAGTAGCGTTGATGTAAATGCGTTCCGCTGCATCAACCGGGATGTAGGAGAAGTCCACGATGACTTCGCGCTTGTTTCGGGTGTCGGCAGTGTTGTTTGTGGTATCGAGGACCAGCAGGTACTCTTCCACGCCACGGCCGTCTTTCACCGTTTCGAGGAACGCTGTCATGGACAGGTTCAGCGAAGAAAGCAGGGTCGGATCGTTCGGATCGAACACAAACTTGCGAGCAATCAGGCCCATATTCTTGAGCATGTTGTTCGTCAAGCAGACGCTGTGAGTGGCCGTCAGTTTGCTTTCGGCGCGCTGCATCGTGCGATCGCCATAGACCATGATGCGCCCGCGTTGAAGCAAGATCGGGTTCACGCTGTTTCCGTCGCCGTACATCGCCGACTTAGTGTCAGAAGACACGCGCTCGAACTCAACCGCGAGAGCTTCGGGGATGATACCGCGAACTTCACCAGCAGCAGCAAACCAGGGCTTGAAGCCATCGAATGTAGCAGCTTGGCAGCGCATGAAACCAAGAGAGGGAGGAACCCACACGAGGTTTCCGTTGTAAGAGTCAGCGATCTGGATCCAGTTCCAGCAGGTCGACAGCGAGTAGTTGTCGATGCGGCCGCGAGAGGCGTAGAAACCTGCGCCGTTGTGATAGTCGATCGCGTTGCGAGCGTTCAAACCGCGAGGAATGTCAGCGAAGCCGTTGGCGTAGACCTTGCGGCCCACGCGAGCGATTTCCTGAAGGATCGCGACGTCGTTCTCAGCGAACAACTCAGGGACGTCAGGAGCAGCGATGGCGTCCACGTCCAAGTTTTCGTCATCGAAGCACTGCAACCCAGTCGGAGAGTCGTCTGCGGGGTTAATGGTGCCGATGAAGTCTTGGATGCTCGGAGAGTCACCGTTGAATCCACCATTGAACGCTGCAAAGTTGACTGTCGTGGCCACCGCGGTGTTCCAGGGGTTGACTGTGTTAGCAGGATGAACCGCTACAGTGTAACCAGCCGGGATGGCGATGTACGAGGAACCTTGGATGCGCTTGTTGTAGAAGTTATCGTCACTCTGGACCAGAGACAAGTTGTCGATGGTCTCAACAAGGCCAGAGTTCTCGTAGACGAGCAGCTTCTTGGTGCCCGGTTTTGACCCAGGGCTCACTTGAACCACAAGGCCAGTCTTCACACCGTCCGAGTTCGCCCACTCACCAGCGGATGACGCAATAAGCGGAATGGCCGTCCGTGTGACAGGAGATCCGTCAGCGTTCTTCGCCACCTTCGAGATGGTGGCAGCCGGGATGGCATTGTCGTAGAGCGAAGGATCCAGATAAGAGTCCTGGAGCGCCACAGCTTGGTAGCCGTACTCCGCATCGTTCGATGTGTCAAAAGTGATGGTAGCCAAACCGCTGACCAACGGGCCGACGTCCTTGACGCGAATTTCAGAGGTCGTGATGCGGCCTTCTTGCTCGATCTTGATCAGGTCGCCAACGTGCAACGCGGCAGAGGCATCCGCGGTAACTGTGAGCTTGTACTCGTTCTTGCGACCCACGATCGTTCCAAGCGACGTAATCGGAGAGTCGTATGTGTAAGTGTCGAGAAACGCTTCAGCTTCGTTGGCTGCGCCAGAAACTTCAGCAGAATCAACCACAGCGCCATGGTACGTGTCAGCAAGCGCAGCATCCTGAGTGCTGAGCAAGAGGTTTCCTCCAGAGATCTGGGCGATCTGCATGTTGACGGAGGTCTTCTTGCCAGGCTGAGAGACGCGGACGAATTCGTTGACGCTGAACAGCACCGCTTTCGAGCCGACGTGGACGGTGTGGCTTCCAGCTTCGCCAGAACCACCGGTCGCAACCGTCTTGTAGCGATTTCCGACGCGGACAACCGTAAGGCCATCGGACAAGTCACCGAGAACTGCGCCATAGTGCGCCATGTAGCGGTTCGGAATGGATTTGCCGAACGTCTTCAAGTAGTCGCGTTTTGAGCGGACCGCGGTCGGAACGTCAAACGGACCTTTTTCAGCAACGCCGATCAACCCAGGGTGATAGCGGCTGGTGGTTTCAGTAACGAAGCTTTGGTCGGTGACTTTTGAGTAGACACCGGGAAAAGTTGATGCGTGAATCGTTGCCATAAAAATTCTGTTCTCTTGTTATCGGCCTTATCTACAGCTTAGGCGGGATGTTTGGCCGCGAGTTTAAATCGTCGTTGCCATCGTCAGGCCTCAAGTCGTCAGTTGAAAAAATCTTTGTGAGAGCGTCAGGTGCCACCGCTTTACTCTCAGCTACGAGGGTCCAAAGGGAAGGCACGACAGCGTAGTTGATTTCTGGGCAGTAACCTTCAACCGTTACGCTGAAGCTCGTACGAAACTGGGTGACTTCTCCTTCAGGCGCAACTTCTGGAGTCACGGACTGAATATCTCCATCCATAACCATGTGGAGCGTTTGGTGCCCCCAGTGACCCGGGTAAACTGCGTCGATCCACGTCTGAGGCTGTCCTCCAAAGTAGCTGAACGCCTGCATCAGCGATGTGATGAAGTTCGACTGCGTACTCGGGTTCATGCAGAAGTGGTCAATCTGGAAGCGGAAGTCCCAGGCAGACGGCATCCTGACCTGCGCAACGTTCGCGAGATCCTGCTTTTTGGCGTTGTCGCTTATGGTCAGCCACCCGACGTTCCTGTGAACGCGGACTCCCCAGCTCTGAGAGGCGCGTGGGCGCCAACCAAGGCGATGAACTGAAAGCAGAGGATAGAGCGGCGGAGCAGGGTACGGCTGATACCGCGGGCGACCGTGCTCGTCCTTGAGCTCAAGCAAGTAGCTGAATGGGTTGTCCTTGTCTCTCCACAGGATGCTGAACTGAGCGAACGCATCCATTGGGTTGGAGAAGATCACAGGAACTGGGTAACCTGAGGAGACTAAAAAGCAGCGGTGTAGCCACCGCTGCAAAGCGAGTTCATGCCATCGGAGAGAGCCTCCGAGTCCATCGGGTTTGATTACGGCGTCCGCTGTGACGATAGATGGCATGTTCGGATCATGCGATTAAAGCTTGATCAGCAAGTCAGCTTGGAGGGGCATAACGGTACCGTTGGCGAGTTCAACGTCAACAAAACCCTCACCTTTCGCGGATTTACCGCGGACCTTTCCAACCTGTCCAGACGCAGGGAACGTCGGGTCGTCAATGACGGCAACCGAGTTTCCAGCGCTCAGATCAACAGGAGACTCAATGATTCGGCGTGCAGCTTCCGTAACGGTGGCGGGCTTTTTGAGGTCCACAGTCTTCAGAGCTTCTTCGATTCGGGCTGTTACATTCGATTTCATTTTGTTTAAATTATGAGCTAAATACTGTCTCCACTACGAGGCGCGCGAGATCGGGATGGCCAACAAACCAGTCCGTTCCGCGGGTAAGACCGATCAGGGTCAAATCCGCGTCGCCCGAAGCAGATATTTCAAACTTCTGGCCGTCTATCTTAAATACCAGTTCCTTGCACATCCTGTCAATTCGTCCGCGCCACGCCTCGAGTTTGGAAGGAATATCTGCCGTCGGAAGCTTCCTGGTCTCCGTGCTCAGCCAGGTGTATATGGCGTTGGAAACCTTCTGGCGTTCCGCGTCGCTCATTTCGTTGAGCTTTGCAGTTATCGAAGCGTAGACCGCGTCGTCTATGGCATTTCCAAGCATTAGGCCTCGCGATGTTGGCTAAGCTTTTGGAACGCCGTAGATTTCTCGCTTGGAGTCAGCGTCTTAGCGTCGATGACTGGAGTCGAATCACCTTCAGGAGGAACGACGCATTCAACAGTTAAACCCATCCACTGCTGCGTCTGTTGCCAGTAAGCTTCCGGATCGATTACCACGTTGAGGATCACATAGCGGTACCCGTTCCATACAACCTTGTCACCGCGCTCAGGGAAATAATCGAGCTGCTGAAGGGTGTTGTGGGCAATGATGAACTTGTCCTGGCGGCAGGCGATGATTCCCATCTGAGTCAGCCTCCACGACGGCTTTTGAAACACGTTGATGCAGGGAACATCAAGCTCTCGCGTGAATTGAACAGGACCTACGTGCGAATGCCACAGCGGATCCATTCTTGATGCGCTGCGGTCAACTTCAAGAAACTTTGGGCGTGGATTCGCAGAGTGGCGTACGCACCACTCGTTGTAGATTCTCAGGGCTGTCTGAGTATCTTGCAACCCAAAAACATCTGGGTTCGAAAGAAAATCTTTACGTTCTTGAAATCGCACGCGATAACTACAATATGAAAATGCCTGCTGAAATTGGTGATTTGTTGGAGGAACTTGAAGCTCTTGGAGACGAAACCGTCGGTACGATTGAGTCGTCTCGCATGATCGTTGCTACTGCGCAAGGAAACCTTGAATTCAACAAGGAAGAGTGCGAGAAGCTGCTTCAAGACGAATCCACGGTTCAACAATTCTTCGACGCTCTCGGGGTTTCCAAGGCGTCCATCGAGCTCTATGCCCTCGAGCTGACAGACCCCGTCCTCGATAAAATCCGCGAATTATTCGACCCAGTCGATGAGTACTGATTCCTTGCCTCAGCTATGCCGTAAGTGCGGCAAGCAGAAAGCGGCGAGTCTCTGCAAGAAGTTCAAGAGCAGGTCAAGGTTCAACTCTTACTACTGGATCTGTCTTCACTGCCTTGAGACTCCTGAGATTACGCGCGGCACTCGCCAAAACAACGAGAGCTACCCTGAGCGTAAAGTGCGCGAAGCTCTCCAAGTTGCGAAGATCTACGCCAAGGCGGAATACGAGATGGGTGGGTTCATCTACGACTTTGCATTTCCTAACCTGCGGCTTCTCATTGAAATTGACTCGCGGCGCTATCACCGCTCAGGTCGCCAAGTGAATCGCGACAAGATGAAAGACCAGTATGCCTCTGGCCACGAATGGAAACTGGTGAGGATCAACGCTGGTGACAGCGTAGGAAACCAGGCCGTCCAAACAGTTCTAGACAGGAAGCGAGAATTGGGACTTTAAAAATAAATGTTTACAAATTCTTGTTTCGTGATATAGTATTGATATGAACGCGAACAAATGCAACGTCGTGGATAAACTCGACGACTATTTCACTGTAATACTATCGCTTGTGCTTCTATCTCTCACCGGATTCTGCTGGTGCGCTGATAGCCTCAGTTGGAGCAGCGCTCTGCTTGTTCGGGTCGTTCAAAGTGGCAACTCTT